TGGCTGGTGCGCCTGGCCATTCTGGAGGTCGCCGAGGTCAGACCGACCCTGCATGCTCTCGCCTTCATCGGCAACACCACCCCAGACAAGGCGCGCGGCGCCGTCGGCGTGCTGCAAGCCGATGGCCTCGCCGAATGGGAGCCTGAGTGAGAACCGCGGAGCACATCCTGTGGGCGCTCGTCCTGGGGCCGGTCGTGGTTGTTGTCATCGCTCTCCCGTTTGGTCTACTGGCGTATGGCATCCATTTGGTCTTCGGGGTCCCATGGCCAGAGATCACGGTGTCGCAAGATCAAACTATGGGCACGTTCGCAATCTGGGCGGGTCTGTTGGTGCTCGCGTTCGGGGTGACGTTCATCCGCGACCTCACGAAGGAAGAGTGATGTGGGAATACGCCGCCCCGCTGATGCCGGAGCGTCTCCAGCTGATCCTGATGCTGTTCCTGTCAGCATTGCCCTGGTATCTGGCGGGCCACCTCCTTGGCCGTCGGATCGTCAAGGTGATCCTGGGCCCGCGATGACGCTTTGGTTTCGCAACATCGGCTGCTTCATGTTCACGATTGGCATCCTCGTGCTCGGCCTGGCCCTGGCCGCACTGGCGCTGGTTGTAGCAGCAGCGTGGCTCATTCATCCATGAGGTACCCAGACGCGGGCAACGGTCCGCCCTGCCCCGAGGTACCTGAACACGGCCGCCTCTTCGTGCTAGCTTCGGGCAGAGGGTTCTGTTCACATTCTGGGCATCGATTGGAGCCAGGGAACCCGATCTTCGAGGCAGGCGAGGGAGGGGTATGGCAACGACGGTCGATACGCCGTTCGGACCGGTCGACGTCGAGACGGGGGAAAGGAGTCGCGGCATGACCGACGCCATCGCCATTTTCAACCCAGCGCTCAAGGCCATGGCTGTGCCAGCCGAAGAGCCGATCATCGTGCTCGCCATCGGCGGTACCGCACTACTGTGCGTCAATGTCTCTGGCCAGATGTCCTGGCGTGACACCGACTCGGTCCAGCTCGACTGGCGCTACGACTTCAAGACCGAGTCCTGGGTCGATGTCAACGGCGAGAGCCTGGAAGCCGCGGAGTGACTCGTGAGTTCGCCATTGTCATAGCGGTGGTCGGCTTCACGTGCGGCATCGCCGCTGCCTTCTTGCAGTTCGGCATACCGGCGGGACTCACCGCTACCGGAGCGGCCCTCGTCATCACTGCGATGGTCGTCCACGATGCAGCAGTGACACGAGAGCGAACGAACCGCGAGCGATGAACTGGCAGACGATCCCGCTCGTCATCGCCGCCACCGGGCTTGCCTGCCTTGTTGTCGCGGCCTGGGTCACGTATGGCATCACCGCTGGGCTGGTCGTGCTGGGTTTCGGACTGCTCTTCCTTGCACCAATCGTGGGCATCGTGGGCTCATCGCGTTGAACAGCACCGTCGTTGCATTTGAAGGGCTAGTAGCGCAACTTCGCGTCAGCTAGACTCGCGCCACAACTGAATATGGGAGGCTCGGTAAACCAAACCGCCATCTGTTGATGCGGGCACGACGGCCGGGCAACCCCGAATGGACGGGGCGACAGTCGCATTGCTGTCGCCTCGTCCTTTTCGTTCAAGTTGAGCCGCCCTTGGGCCACGGGCTCCAGCCCCAGTCCTGTAGCACGACCCGCGGTTCCAATCGCGACCTCGCGCCCGTGGGTCCAGTTCGGGTCCCGTGGAGGAACCCCGCAGGCGGCGGCCATCACCATACGTCACCGGAGGGCGGGCGTGGAGCGAGTTGTGCGTTACACCGTCGGCTTCGACGCGAGCCACCAGGTGGCTCTGCGAGAACGTTGCCGTCGGCAGCATGGACATCACTGGACCGTTACAGCGGCAACCAGATCGCGCGATGGCAACCCCGACGACATCGGCCTCCTGATCGAAGATCTCGATGCCATCATCGCTGAGTGGCGGGATCGCGATCTCAACGAAATGATTCAGAACTTCGCTGAAACGACTCCAGAGAACCTGGCGCCATGGGTCATGGAGCGCCTGCTCGCGAACCACTTCAGCCTGATGCTCGTCGAGGTCTCTGACGGCACCGTCACCGCAGCCGTGCATCGTGAGCCACCGCTGCGATGAGTGACATCGACTTCCGCACCGTGTTCGTCCACGAGATTGCGCCCAACCCGTGGAACCCCAACGTCATGTCGCAGGAGGACTACGACAAGGCGTGCGCTTCGATCGAACGCTTCGGCTTCATCGATCCGATCACCGTCCGTGCCGGGATCGGCAAGCCGTACGAGATCATCGATGGCGAGAACCGCTGGCGCGCCGCCCAAGACAAGGGGCTCAAAACCGTCCCGGTGATCTTCGTCGAGGTTGATGATGATGATGCCCGCGAACTCACGATCGTCCTCAATGAACTCCGTGGGCAACCGGATCAAGGGCGCCTGGCGGCGTTGGTTGCGGACCTTGCGACCCGTCGGCCAATGGCAGAGCTTGAGCGCGTTCTCCCGTTCCGGCGCTCACAGCTGGCGCAGATGGTCGCAGCGCGTCGTGAGGAGATTGACTGGGAACGGCTCCAGGCCCAGCCCGCAGTGGCGGACACCGGAGCGAAAACCCGATGGGTCGAGCGGGTCTTCCGGCTTCCAGCTTCCGCCGCTGCCGTGGTCGACGATGCCATCTCCAGCGCCAGCTCCAGTGGAGACGAGGACATCCCCTCGTGGCGGGCGCTTGAGCTAATCGCCGCCGACTACTTGTCGGGGCGATGACCATGCCATGCCCAGCCATGCCCAGCCATGCCGCACCGCGCCGAGCCGCACCTCGCCCGACCCTGGCTTGCCTTGCCTCGCCACGCCTGGAAACTGGAGTCTAGGCGGTGCCAGCCCCTCGGGTCTATGACTACAAGACGATCTACGACGAGTTCGTGCAGGGCGACGCCACCCTCAGTGATCTGGCCAGGAAGCATGGCATCAAAGCTACCTCGACACTGACGCGGCGAGCCCGCGCTGAAGGCTGGGAACATCGGCGCGAGGAGTTCCGACGCCAGCTTGACAACAAGACTTTGGAACAGGTCGCCGACAAGCGGGCGAAGAAGCTCGCTGACATTCATCTCGATGCCCTGGAAGTCATTCACGCAGGCATTCTCAAGGTCGCAGCAGACATGGACGCGCGCGAGCCCGTGATGGATGGCGGCCAGGTGTTGCGCGATGCCAGGGGCGAGATCGTCTGGCGGCCACTCGTTCGCTACAACCCGCGCGACCTGGCGACGCTGATCGAGAAGCTGCTGGTGCTGACCGGCCAGCCCAGCGACATCAATGAGAACCGCACCCTGGGCATTAACCTCAGCGCTGCGACCGATGGAGACGCGCTTCGTGAGCTTCTCACCAGTATTCGACCCAGAGCTGCTCTCGCCGGACCAGGCGCGGGCGCTCCAGGACCAGATACTTCGCTTTCTCGCTCCGAGTGACGTCTACGCCTACGGCGAGTACGTCTTCGGCTATGAAGCTGAGGATCATCACCGGCAGATGATCGAGTTCATCAACGCCCACGTCGCGCGACGCCGCAACTGTGTGGTGTTGATGCCCCGAGGTTCCGCGAAGACGACCTGGGGCAACACGATCTGGCTGTCTCACTACATCTCGACCCACCCGGACGCGCGGATCGGGCTGGTCAGCAACACGGCCAAGCAGTCCAACGACTTCAGCCGCGCCATCCGCCACGTCCTCGAAGCCAACAGTCAGCAGCACGAGCTGTTCGGCAATCTGAAGTCGAGCGCGAAGTGGACTGATGTCGAGTGGATCAGGGCTGACAGTCGCTGGATGGGCTCGAAGGACGTGACCCTGTACTCCGGTGGTGCGGGCTCGGCGATCATCAGCAAACGCTTCGACCTGATCGTCTGCGACGACATTCTCGACGAAGAGAACACGGCCACGCCGGAGGCACGCGAGAAGGTCAACACCTGGTTCTGGAAGACGCTCCGGCCATGCCTGGTGCCGGGTGGGGTGATCGTGGTGTTCGGGACTCGCTGGGCGGAAGACGACCTGTACCAGCAACTCATCGACGACCCGGAGAAGGGCGGTCGGGGCTGGGACAAGCTCGTGATCAAGGCGATCGAGAAGGACGAGGATGGCCGAGAGATCTCGTACTGGCCCTCGTACTGGCCCCTGGATAAGCTCCAGGAAGAGCGATCCGCGATGGGTACGGCGCTCTTCTCTTGCGCGTACCAGAACGACATCAGCGGGCTCATGTCGGGCAACGTCTTCGCGAAGCGCAACTTCGATTACTTCCGGCAACTCCCGACCGATGCTGCCTACACGATCCGGATGGGCGTGGACCTCGCCAGCTCCGAACGAGAGTCCGCCGACTACACCGCTCGTGTCATTACTGCGGAGAACAACGACACCGGTGATCTCTACGTTCTCAGCGTCTACCGGGATCGTCGTGAGGCTGGCCATGCCGAGTTCATCTACGACGGCTGGCTGGCTTATCCAGGTATGGCACTTGTGATCTGCGAGAACCAGATGTTCCAGTCCACGCTGGTGCAGACGGTCATGCGCGACTACCCGCGCATCCCGATCGAGGGCCGCAAGTCTGATGCCGACAAGGTGACCCGGGCCCGGGCTGTCGCCGCCAAGTACGAGGCCCACAAAGTCCACCACCACGCCTCACTCGAAGACACCGACTTCGAGCGCGAGCTGCTGAGCTTCCCGAAAGGCCACGACGACTTCGTCGATGCCTTGGGCTTCAGCTTCGATCTCGCGGGCCAGGGTTTCTTCTTTGGTTCCGTGCGGAGGCACTGATGCCCCTGTTCTTTCCCGACTCAGACACGACCGGCGCGACCGACCCCAACACCCTCAAGTTCCGCGACGGCGAGCGCTCCGTCGCACCCTATCTGGCGACCCTCATGGGCGCCCTCGACACCGAGCGCCTCACCTACGAAGAGGCTCGGGATCTCGTAAACCGCGGTCTGGTTGACGACATCGTCGCCAAACACCATGACCAGCTGGTCGCGAATCACTTCCGTGACTGGGGTTCTTGATGGGCCTGTGGGACACGATCCAGAATGCCTTCCGAACTCGCCCAGTCCCTGACCCCGGCACCTCGGCCGCCGTCAGCACCAACGCCCTCGGTGATCGCGGCCGCGTCGGCAAGGAGCATGCGCCCAGGTACCGGGCGTGGGCAGAGCGAAGCGAGTGGATCAGGGCCGCGATCAACGTCCGCAAGAGCCAGATTAGCCAGTCTGACTGGGAGATCGTGAAGTTCGACCCGGACGGCCCCGAGCCAGATCAGCGCTTGATGACGGATCTCAAGGCTCGGTTCAACCAACCCAACCCGGCGCAAGACAGCTGGCGCAGCTTCATTGAGCCGATCGTTGAGGACATCCTGGTGCTCGATGCGGGCGTCATCGAGAAGGAGCGGACGCTGAGCCGCACGCTCGTCGGCCTGTGGCCGGTCGACGGCGCCAAGGTCAAGGTCAACGCCTACTGGGCGGGCGACCCTGATGTCGTGCGCTACTGGTACTACAACCAGCCGCTCGACAAGCCGATCTCGTTCCTCAACGAGGACCTGATCTACATGATGGAGAGTCCGGCGACCTATCGGAAGGTGGGTCTCTCGAAGCTCGAAACACTCCAGATGGCGATCGAGTCCGAGCTATCCGGCCACATGTACAACCACCGCCAGGTCACGAACGCAGCGCCCGATGGCATGCTCGACCTGGGCCAGGGCGCACGGCCAGATCAGGTGAACGCATTCAAGCGGTATTGGGATGCCGAAGTCGCCGGGCGCGGCGCGATGGCCTTCATTGGCGGAACGAAAGACGCGAAGTTCATCCCGTTCCGTGGCGACAACCGCGAGATGCAGTTCATGGAATGGCAGATGTACCTGGTCCGGAAGATCTGCGCCGTGTTCGGCCTGTCGCCCCAGGACATCGCCATCACCGGTGATGTCAACCGGGCGACCGCAGACATTCAGGCAGAGCAGACTGAGGATCGCGGCCTGCGTCCACTGCTCGGCCTGATCCAGGAGTACCTGACCCGCGAGGTCGTCCACGACGTTACCTACGGCGGTCCAGACAACAACCTCGCCTTCCGTTTCACCCGGCTGAACCTCAAGGAGAGCCTGACGCGCGCGCAGATCAATGAGCGTGCGCTGGCCAGGATCAGCTGGAAGACGCCCAATGAGGCCCGTCGCCAGGACGGCCTCCCACCCCTGGACGGGGACCAGTACGACTCGCTCATTGCCCTTAGCTCGATCGGGCCCGTCTCGCTGGCTGACGTACCGACCGCGCGCGAGGTCATGGAAGCGAAGAAACCTGAGAAACCCGCCCCCAAGGCCCCTGTCCCGGCGGCCTAACCCATCTGATAGGAGACATTCATGGCAGCAAGCCTCAGCGTGAGGGTGTACACCGGCTCGGCGGCGGGCACGGAGTCGGCGGCGGTGTCCGGTGTCGACTTCATCAGCGCCGACAACGCCACCAACTCCCTCGCCAACCGCACCGCCAACCCGATCACGGTTGGTACCGCGAGCTACGAGAAGTGGATCAAGCTCAAGGTCGACACTGCCCCCGCCAACGGCGTCACCAACTTCAAGGCCTGGGGCGACGGCGCGGTGATGACCTCGACGACCCTGTTCTTCACCGTGGCCTACGTGACCGGCGTGACGCCGACCAATGCCACCTCGACCATTGCCAACACGACCTTCACCAACTTCACGTCGGGCAACAAGGCGACCTGGGACTCGGCGTCCTACACCGCCACGAACGCGACCACGAAGTACATGGTGATGCAGCTGGCCGTCGCGTCAGATGCGGGTCCTGGCAACTGGACCCAGGAGACGGTCAACTTTAGTTACGACGAGACCTAACTCGTCGACCATGCCACGCCTTGCCCTGCCCGACCTTGCCACACCAGGCCATGCCCGGCCGAGGCCAACCGTGGCTCGCCTCACCTAGCCGAACCAAGCCTTGCCACGCAGGGCACAGTCTACTTCTGAGGAGTACGCCCATGGAGCGACAGCCTGAGCTTGGCTCTGACGAGCAGACCCAGGAAGCCGTCGAGGTCTCCAACGAGGAGGCACTCGAAGACAACCAGGCCCCGACCGACGAGGAGGCGGCCGAGGCTGTCGAAGTCTCGAATGACGAGCAGTACGAGGACGAGAACAAGCCTGAGAAGGCATAGCCTTATCCACGCCGTACTTGCCCAGGTACGGCAGGCGTTGAGCCCCTCGAACCCCCTCGGGGGGCTCCGCCGCCCCATCTCACTCACGTGCTGAGGGATGTCGATGCGCTTCGGCGTGCCAGCAACCGGCGTAAACCGGAGCGACACCGTGCTCGCCTACTGGCGGGCCCGGCTCGCCCAGCACACGCAGGACACGTACCGTGGACGAACGCTGGCAAAGTTCCCGGAAGATCTGCGGACCTACCAGCACATCATCGAACGCTCGCGGCCCGATCTGATCATTGAGATGGGCACCTACGATGGCGGCAGCGCCGTCTGGTTCGCCGACCAGCTCGATGTACTGGCAGGCGGCGGTCGAGTCATCACGGTCGACATCACTGCCCCCAGACAGATCAACGATGAGCGCATCGAGGTGATCACTGGGGCGCTCGCCGACGAGGTCGTCATCCGCCACATTCGTGAGTTCGCCATCGGGCGGCGGGTCATGGTCATCGACGACTCTGCACACACCTTGCTTTCAACATCCGAGGCGCTGGCGAACTACGCCTCTCTCGTTTCACACGGCTGCTGGTTCGTTGTCGAAGACGGCGTCGTGGACGAACTCGATCTATCGATCTGGCCGAACGTCTCTGGCGTTCAGCCTGCTATCGATGAGTTCCTGCTGACAGAACAGGGCTCCCGCTTCGAGCGCCACGACCTTGCCCTCTACGGCTTGACGACCTGCCACAACGGTTGGCTCGAAGCACGAGGGGACCCATGAGAACGGTGCTGGTCACGGGCGGCAATGGCTTCATCGGGCGCTACGTCGTCGAAGAGCTTCTCTGGCGCGGCTACCACGTCTCGGTACTCGATACGCGATGGCGGCCGGGCGTAGAGGGCGCGACGGTTGTCCTGGGTGACATCCGGGATGAGGTCGCGGTGACCGAGGCCGCCGCCCATGCCGACGGGATCATCCATCTCGCCGGGGTTCTCGGCACGCAGGAGACCATCAAGAACCCACGCCCGGCTGCCGCCACCAACGTGCTCGGCGGGCTGAACGTGATGGAAGCGGCGCTCCAGTACGGCTTGCCGATGGTCAACATCGCTGTCGGCAACTTCTGGATGAACAACACCTACTCGATCACCAAGAACACCGTCGAACGGTTCGCTGAGATGTTGAACCGCTACAGGGGTGGGCGGATCACCGTGGTCAGGGCACTCAATGCCTACGGACCCCGACAGGTACCGGCTGCGCCCTACGGGCCGTCGAAGGTCCGCAAGATCATGCCGTCATTCATCTGTCGGGCTCTCGCGGGAGAGCCAATCGAGGTCTACGGAGACGGCGAACAGATCATGGACATGATCTTCGTTGCTGACGTGGCCAAGGTCCTGGTGACTGCGCTCGAAAGTACCGCGGCCGGTGGTCCGCTCGCCGCCCCTGGGCTCGTCGCTGAGCCTGAGAAGCCCCGGACATTCTCGGCCGGGACCGGCCGGGCGACGACAGTCAACGAGGTCGCCCAGGTCGTGATTGAAGAGGTGCTGCGTCAGACTGGCCAGGTCATTCCGCTCAACCATCTGCCGATGCGGCCGGGCGAGGACGAGCGATCGGTAGTGCTCGGCGAGCCGGACACGCTGAAGCCGTTGGGCTTGTACGCCGAGGAGTTCGTGCCGCTCGAAGTTGGCGTTGGCAGAACGGTCGCCCACTTCATCGAGGAGCGCGCGTGAGAGTTCTGGTGACCGGCGGGGCTGGGTTCATCGGAAGTCATGTCGTCGAAGCTCTGCGTCGAGACGACAAGGCGGTCTACGTCGCCGACAAGCGGATCAATCAGGATCTCGCGGTCAGCGCGCACGCCTTTCGGGCGGTCCACACCGCCAAGCCTGATCTCATCGTTCATCTGGCCGGATCGTGTTCGACGCCTGGCAGCGTGAGCGATCCGGTCGGAACCTTCAACGACACGGTGCTGAGCGCGGTCAACATGCTGGAGGCGGCGCGCACGCACTCGATCCCGATCCACATCACCAGCTCGGTCAAGGCCCGGGATGGCATGACTCCGTACGGCGCCGCGAAACGAATCGTCGAGACCTGGGCCTTTGAGTACAGGAGCGCATATGGCATCCCTGTTGTCGTCAATCGCCCGGGCACTGTCTACGGCCCTGGCCAGGAAGGCTCGGCGGAGTCTGGCTGGATCGCCTGGTTCCTGGAGGCCCGCCGTCGTGGACTCAAGGTCACGATCAATGGCGACGGGAACCAGTGGCGTGATCTCCTCCATGTCTCGGACTACGTCCGACTGGTCCTGACCCAGATAGACTCATTCAAGACGTACAACACCGGTACGCCCTGGGACGTGGGGGGAGGCTTCCGCAACGCGGTGACCGTCAACGAGATCGCCCAGCACCTGGGCCTCGACGTCAGCTACGGACCTGCGCGCTACGGCGATGCACGCAGCTACGTTGGGATCAACGATGTGCCGGGCTGGGAACCACTGGTCGCCTGGCGAGACTCAGAGACGCTGGCCAGATGAGCGGCACGGCGATCCTCGTCCCGTCGCTCAATCGACCGCAGAACCTAGAAGGGCTCGTCGCCCAGATCCATGGGGCCACCCCCGAAGAGCACGCGATCCTGTTTTGCGTCTCGGACGATGCCTCGAAGGAGATCCTGACGAGCCTCGGCGAATGGTTTCTGGATGACTCCGATGTCGAGGATCGGCGCTACGTAACGCGGATGAACAAGCTCATCGGACATGTGGCCGATGCCGACACCATCTTCTTCGGCTCCGACGACGTCGTTCACCATCCTGGTTGGTTGCGCGATGCCCTCAAGGTGATGCACGCGGGCCCGCACGAAGTGGTTGTCGTCAACGATCTCCGCAACAAGAACGGCACGCAGGCGCTCATCAAGACTGGTTACCTCGACCGCGCGGTGTTCGATGCCCCGGGAGCTGCGTTCCACAGCGGCTACCTCCACAACTACGCCGACACCGAGCAGTTCTACACCGCCACGAAGCGGGGTGTCATTGTCCGGGCGATGCAGAGCTACGTCGAGCATCTTCACCCCCTATTCCAGGGTCAGCGCTCGCTGCCCTGGGACTCGACCTACACCAACGCGATGCAGGGCTGGGATCACGACACAGCCCTGTACAACGAGCGCATCAAGTTGATCGATGTCGCCCTCGCTTGAGGTCATCGTTCCCGCTCTACGCGAGCCCACCAAGCTCCTCGCGTCGCTGGCCTATCAGACCCGGCCGCCAGACCTCGTCACCGTCGTATCGAACGAGGTCGAGCTGCCCAAGGGCCTGCCCTACCCGGTGCGCGTACTGCACTTCGACTCAGACTTCTACGGCTACGGCAAGAACGACGTCGTCCTGCGCCGCAACGTCGGCATCTGGACGGCGAAGGCCGACTGGCTGGTGTTTCAGGACGATGACCAGGTAGCTCCGGCTGGCATGCTGGCTGCGGCCGAGCAACGTCTGGTCCTCGACATGATCTTCTGGGGCCATCACCGGTTCATCGACTTCGAGACCCATGGCGTGGCAGATCTACTGCACATGGCACCCGAGGAGGGCACGGAGCGAGAGCATCCCCCGAACGCACTGCACGGCCACTGGAGCAGCTACGCCGGGATGTTCGGGGCTCATCGCAACTTCCTCATCGCCCTGCATGGCTTCGACATGCTGTTCATGGGTCGGCATGGCTCGGAGGACCAGAATCTGGGCTACCGCGCTCTCCAGGCACGGGGGCAGGACCGGGTCTTCATCTGGGAGCCACCGTTCGCCTGGCATCCGTTGAAATCTCCACCTCAACCAAGCCCGGCCGTCACCAACCTCTGCGCGGAGCACCTGCTGACGAGGGCTCCGGTCATCAACGACGTCGCGTTCACTGCCTGTCGAAAGTGCCCGTATCTGCGGGCCGACGATGATGCCCCGCTCTTCAAAGCGGAGGTCATCCTGCCGTTCGACCCAGCTCGGGTCACAGTTACAGAGGAGATCTAGATGGCAACCATCACCTGCGTCCCCGCCTCCCCGGAGGCAATCACCGATGCCTGCCGAGTCACCGTGGACGATGCGCCCGATAACACCGACACCGGTTACGACGCCAACAACTACCCGGCCAGCCCGGCGGTGAACTACTACCTCACCTTCGAGCTGGGCGGCACAGAGATGGGTCGAAGCTACGTCTTCGGCACCAATGACGACGGAACCCATGAGTTCAACAACTATGTGTTCCCCGATGATGGCAGCTGGACGATCCGGCTCAACGACGCCTCGGATGATTCGAGCGTCGCGACAGCGTCCGTGACCGTCACCGCCCAGGCCTGACATGTGGGGCTGGGTCAAGATCCGCTCATGGCACGCGGTCCGGACGCCCACCCGGGCGTTCGATACCTATGTCACGGTGTGTGGCAAAACCGCCCACGGGGAAACGCTCGATGTCTTCCCTGCGGATGAGAAGTCGTGTGAGACATGCCTGCGTATCCAGGCGCGCGCACCAAAGGAGCCAGCATGATTGAGGCCATCGTTGTTGCAGTCGTCATCGCGATCATCGTCGGGGCGCTGCTCGTCTACCTGCTCGGGCCGATCATCAAGTCGTTGCCCGCGCCGATCGCTCAGATCGCGGGCAACTTCTTCGTCCAGTGGGGCTGGGCCATCGGCGTTCTCGTCGGGTTGATCTGGTTCTTCACTGGCGGGCCAATCTTTGGCTTTGGCGGCGGCAAGCGCTAGCCAGCTGACAACCTCTCAAGGTCACTCCTGGAGGACAGATGAAGAGCCAGGTGCAGTTCTCTGAGCTGCGTCTCCTGGGAAACTTCCCTGAAGGCGACGATCCCGCCTGTGTCGGGACGATCTCGATCCCGGTTCGTGACACCGTCAACGCGGCCACGGCCACCGCCCTGACCCACACTGACTGGACCTGGATACCGCCAGGCCGCTACGTCAACCGGAACATCATCCAGGGCAACATCCTGCCGCTCCAGCGCAACGGCGCGGTGCAGCGGATGATCGGCGACTGGCTGATGTTCATCGACGACGACATGGTCTGGTATCCCAAAGACATCGGGCGCCTGGTCGCAGCCCGCGACGAGGTCGACGCCGACATCATGGGCGCCCTGTGCTTCCGCCGATCGGCACCGTACCAGCCCACGCTGTTCATGCGGGAGAACCCGACCTCGGGCGCCTACAACTACCTCGAAGACTGGACCGAAGACATCGTCGAGGTCGACGCGACGGGGATGGCCTTCGTGCTCATCCACAAGCGTGTCTTCGAGATGATCATCGGGAGCCCAATGCCGCCATACGGCGTGCGGATCGGGATGAACCCCACGGAGTTCTTCCGCTGGACGGGCGTCTTTGGGGAGGACCTTCAGTTTTGCCAGGACGCAAAGGCCGTGGGCGCGCGCATCTTCGTCGATACCCGAATCGAGATTGGTCACGTTTCCGAGATCGAAGTCCGCAGGCGCCACTTCCTCCAGGAAGTACGTGACCGCGATCCCGAAGTCAGCGCCGAGCGCCAGAGGATCAACGACTCGATGGGCCTGCCGACCTTGACGCGAGAGCGGATTGAGGAGCTGCTCGGATGAACAGCTCCTCCCACGCCATGCCCAGCCCAACCCCGCCAGGCCCGACCCGGCCATGCCCAGACTCGCCGTGCCAAGGCAGGGCAGTATGAACGAATCAACGCCCTACGATCTGATGATCGTTGATGATGATCAAGCTGTTCTGTTTGTTGATGTTGAAGAGCATCAGTGGCATGCCACGTACTCATCTTGGCTGCGGCGCCCCGGCTGGTGGCTGCTACGCCGCAAGAGTGACTCAGCCATCGTGCTGACCGTCCGGGTCAACCCTGGTGATCAGCCGTACTACACGGCTCGTCATGTCGGCATCGCTGGATCTGGCGGCAGCAACGAGATCATCGCCTACGGCATCGGCAAGAAGCTTGTCAACGGGATCGAACAGCGTCTGTGGGTGATGCCCGACGGCGTTGTGGTCGGCGGCGATGACGTCGACCAGCTCGGCATCCTCCAGGTCAAAGCACGAGGGCCACGGTGAGATTTGAAGCGGTCAGCCCGCAGCGTCCAGACCGGTGTGGGCTCCCGCGGCGGTCACGGTAAACAGCACAGCGACGACCCAGAATTCTGGAGCGCTCGGTCCAAGGCCTGGAAGGCGGACCACCCCGAGTACCGCGAACGCGAACGTCAGCGTTCAGCATTGCGCCGCGCGCGGCAGAACGATGATCGACCCGAGATCTTGTTCACCGATGTGATTCGCTCGCTGATGTCGCGCGCATCGGCGCATCAGATGGGTCGTGAGCTAGCCGTGGATCACAGCGCGGTCTGGCGCATCTGCCGGGGCGAACAAGTCCCGAGTGGCGAGACGATCGACGCCGTGGTGGCTCGCTTCGGCCAGTCAGAGGTGATTCGTGAATGGCGTCGTCTTCGAGCGGTCTCTCGGGAGGGGCGCGCAGGCCTCGCTAGCTACCCGGCTGGCTCAACCTCGCACCCCTCCCCGGACACCGCTCCATGACTCGTCGTACTAGGCTCATCGTCCTCGCCGGGCCGGGGCTGCTCGCCCTCCTGGGCCTTCTCGTTTCATTGTGGAAGTGATCTAGTCCAGCCCAATCCAATGGGCTGACCGAGAGGCAATCCCATGCCGACCACCATCAGCACAACTACACGCACCGCCGGGCTCCTTCGGGGGCCCGGCTTTTGCGTGCCCGGTGAACGCTGATGGCTGCTGTGCGTGGCGTCACGTTTGTCGGGGCGAGCTTCGGAAACTCCGGGAATAACCTGACATCTGGCAGCTGGGCGCTGCCTGCTAATTGGTTGCCAGGTGACTTCGCGATCTTCGTCTGGGCCAGCCGCGAGTCGGGCAGAACCTTCACCGAACCCGGCACGGTCACCCAGAAGGTTGACTTCTCCAGCGCGGGCTTCGGCCATCTGTTCATCGGCTACCGCACGCTTGTCGCCGGTGACACGACCTTCGCGTGGACAGCCACCAGCTCGACCAACAACACCGATGGCTTCTACACAGTCGTGTTCCGCGACGTCAACGGCTCGGCCGCCGACCCGTTCGAGCGTACGTCCGCCGCCAACCCGGCGACATTCAGCAACACCCAGAGCCCAGATCCGCCTGCATTGTCGGCGGCGACCATCCTCGACAAGGACGTGGTTGCCACCGTCTTCGCGAAGAACAACGACTACGGCGGCTCGATCACGGTCCCCGCGACCTACTCCGGCGACACGGCGGCTCGATACGACGAGACGGGTGGCACGGACGGTAGCTCGGGCTTCGCGTGGCTGCTCGATGTCGCGGCGGGCACGACCTCCAATCCGGGTGCGTGGACCCTGGGCGGCGCCTCAACCGATGATGGCCTTCAGTGGACGTTTGCCCTGCGCTCGAACGTCCGCAACACGCTCACCGCTGACGCGGTCATCAAGGCAACGATCTCCTCCGCTTTTACCGCCGATGCTGTCATCAAGAAGACGATCACCGGTGGCTTCACCGCTGATGCTGTGCTCTTGCGTACGGTCAGGCCGGGCGAGAAGTACGAGCAAACTGTCTTGGCGGGGGTAATCACCTCGAACTTCGGCAGCGATGCTGAGACCAGCACGAACCCTGAACGCCGCGCTCAATCGTTCCTCGCCCCAGCTACTGGCGAACTGATCGAGATCGCCTGGGACATCGGCAAGAACGGCGCGCCCGCCGATAACGTTGTCGTTGAACTACAAACCGATGCATCCAATGCGCCAAGCGAAACGGTCATCGGGACGCTCGCCACCGTCTCTGGCGCGTCACTGAGCACCACGCCGGGGCTGCGCACCGACGCCTGCTCTGCGCAGGTCGCGAGCGGCACGAAGTACTGGCTGGTGTTCAAGCGATCGGGCTCGTTGAACGCGACGGACAACTACGTCACGGTCAATACCAACACGAGCTATGGCGGCGGAACTGCCTCTCGGTATTTCAGCAGCGCATGGTCGGAAGTCATCAGCGCCGACCTTATCTTCCGTGTTCAGGTCGCCCCGCCCGGCTTCACTGCTGACGCCTACATCTTCGCGGGAGCAACAACAATCAATGGCAGCTTCACCGCCAACGCAGTAATCAAGAAGACGATCGGGTCATCGTTCACTGCTGATGCGGTAACCAAGGCAACGGTCTCCAGTTCACTCACAGCGAATGCCGTTGTCTTCAGGACGCAGAGCGGCTCATTCACCGGTGATGCGTTCATCGCGGGCCACTTCGCCGCCGACGCGGCTATCAAGAAGACCCAGACCGGGACGTTCACCGCCGATGCCACCAGACGACTCACCGCTACCGGTTCGTTCACCGCCGATGCCGTCATCCTGCGCACGCAGACTGGCCTGCCCGGCACAGTCAACATCGTCGCTCGTTCCAGCGGGGGCAACAACACCCAGACCTTCACCACAGTCCCAATCTCTGGGTCAGCGCAGGTTGGTGACCTGCTCCTCATCGCGTACTCCCACCGTTTCGGCGGGGGGTCTAACACCTGGCCGTCCGGCTGGGTATCCCTCCTGGGGCTCTCCTCTCCGGGCCAGCATGTCGAGGAGGCTCGCTACAAGGTTCTCGATTCCGGCGACATTGCCACAGGCTCGGTAACCGTCGACTTCGGCGCGCTCGCTACGTCGACTTCCTGGGTCAGCTACTTGTGCCGCGCCGCCTCCTCCATGGAGGTCGCCGGGTGGGTCGGCAGCGCCGATCCGCCGAGCCTGACTCCGTCGTGGGGCACGGCCAACACGCTCTGGATCGCGCTCTCGTCGGCGTACACCACAGGGGGCGGCGGGGGCAACTGGTCAGGGAACATCACGGGCTACCCGTCGAGCTACAGCAACGGCATGGCCCCGCTGTTCGGAGAGTCGAGCATCGGCTCCGCCGAGCGGCAGCTCGCGGCTGCATCCGAAGACCCCGGAGCATTCTCGTGGGTTGACGGCCCGTACTTCCCGACAGCGGCCACCGTGGCGGTGCAACCGTCCACGACGTTCCTCGTTGCTGATGCGGTCACCAAGAAGACGATCAGCAGTTCGTTCTCGGCCAACGCCGTCATCAAGCGCACGCAGACGGGCTCGGTCACCGCCGACGCGGTTACCACCCGCACACAGTCTGGCACGTTCTCCGCCGATAGCTTCATCGCCGGGCATTTGTCCGCCGATGCAGTTGTCCGCCAAATCCAGACAGGTTCGTTCACAGCCAATGCCGTGGTGGTACGGCCAACTTCGGCGGTCCTCACAGCCGACGCGGCTCTCAGGGCAACCATCAGTAGCTCGTTCACCGCCAATGCCGTCATCCTGCGCACGCAGTCTGGCTCGTTCACGGCTGACGCCAAGGTCACCGGCAAGCAGCGTGGCAAGGTCATCAATGACACGCTGAACTCGATCTGGTACGACCAGAACGGCGGCACGATCGACATCTTCCAGTCGATTGACGAGCCGAGCGCCGACGACAACGACTACATCCGGACCGACGACAATCCGACCGCGGCGACGTACGAGGGCAACGTCCAGCCAGTCGAGGACCCGCTTCGGTCGGATGGTCACATCCTGCGTCTGCGCCACCTGAAGACGGGCAGCCGCGCAGCCACCATCACGGCCACCCTCTTCCAGGCGGGCGGCGACGTCGCGTCCTTCCAGGTCAGCCCGACGCAAGACACCGCCATCACGACTGCGTACACGCTCACTGGCGCCGAAGCCGACTCGATCGTTGACTACACCCGGCTCAAGATCCGCTTCGTCGGGGCGACCACGGGCGGTGGTCCGCAGACGCGCCTCCGGGTGACGTGGTTCGAGTTCGAGGTCGGCCAACCGATCGTCACCACCCACGAGATCGGCTTCATCGCAGATGCGGTCATTTTCCGGGCGGGACAGACCGGGAGCTTCACGGCCAACGCATTCATCCACGCCTCGTTCCGAGCTGACGCGACGCTGTTGCGAACGCAGCCGGGATCGTTCACCGCAGACGCCTTCGTGGCCGGGGTTGGCATCTTTGCCTTCTCGGGCGATGCCGTCATCCTGCGCACGCAGACGGGCGCACTCACGGCGGATGCGGCCCTGCGGACTACATCCGCCGGGGCCATCACCGCTGACGCGGTTTCCCGGCGGACGCAGTCAGGCGCGGTCACAGCCGACGCTGTCGTTTTCCGCACATCCAGCGCCTCGTTCAGTGCGGATGCAGTTCTTGCAGCTACAAGGTCTGCGACATTCACGGCGGACGCGACCAACAAGGCCACGCTCACTGGGAATGCCACGGCAGACGCGGTCGTCACCCGCAGCCAGTCTGGCACGTTCAACGCCGACGCGATCCTCCAGCGTGAGCGCACGGGCGCTGTCATCGCTGATGCAACTCTGCTGCGAGCCCAGACTGGATCTGCCACCGCCGACGCGGTAATCTCACGCAGCCAGAGCGGCGCGTTCTCGGCGGATAGCTTCATCGCCGGACATCTGTTCGCCGATGCAGTTGTCCGCCGAGTTCAGACTGGCGCCGTCACTGCTGACGCCTTCGTTCCTGGCCGCGTCGCCGAAGACGCCGTCATTCGGCGCACCCAGACCGAGACGTTCACCGCCGACGCCTTTGTCCAGGGTGTCGGCACCTTCGCCTTCTCAGGCGACGCAGTCGTCCTGCGGACACAGAGCGGCAGCCTGACCGCAGACGCAACCCAGCGCGCGACTGCACAGGGCCAGGCAACAGTTGATGCAGTCGTCCGCCGAACGCAGACGGGATCGTTCACTAGTGACGCACTGATCTTGCGTCAGGCCACCGGCGCAGTCACTGCGGACGCTGTCACGAAGATCACGGCGACCGGTTCGCTTACAACTGATGCGCGCGTGAGCCAGGCGGTTTCTGGCTCTGTCACGGCCGACGCGGTGCTCTTGCGTGCAGTTCCCGGGTCTTTTAACGCACAGGCTGTTCTTTTCAGCACTCGGTCTGCTACATTCGCGATCGACGCGATCCGTCGCGTTACTGCAACAGGGTCTCTGACAACTGCTGCGGTCATCGAGAAGACGTCGCCAGCCTCGATTGCTGCCAACGCAGACATCCTGGCAACCCGAACGGACGGGATTACCGCCAGTGCGGTGATCCTGTCTCCCCGATCAGGTGCAGCGACGCTCGATGCGTATCTCGCCCAGATCAATTCAGGCGTCTTCGTAGCCGACGCCATCATCTCGGCACCGGCCATGGTCGCCGCCCTCACTGCCCAGGCAGTTATCCGGCGGACCCAGGCTGGGTCATTCACGGCATCGGCCGTCGTTCGGGTTGCGCATTTCGGTCACGTTGAAGCGCAACTCGTCAGCGGCCCCTTCGCCGCGGCAACGCTGTCGGCGAGGATGTCTGCGGCGACCCTCAGCGCGACCGTGATCGAAGCGACGACCTTTCTGCCTCGTGGTAGTTCGTTCACAGTCGACGCCGTGATTGTCTAGGAGCAACGATGGCCGAGCCCGAGCTGGTCTTCGTCCAGGGCGACACGGCGCCAGATCTCGGCGCTGTGCTCCACGTCAAGGGCGACCCCACAACCCCCATCGACCTGACCGATGCCACCGTGCGCTTTCAGATGCGCAAGGGCGATGACCGTACGTTCACCGTGGATGCCGCAGCGGACATCGTCGACGCCGACGGCGGTGAGGTTGTGTATCAGTGGGACACGAACGACCTCGCCGTGCCAGGTGATTACAACGTGCAGTGGGAAGTCACCTTCCCGGATCTGCGCATTCAGACCACTGCGACTCCGAATCTGATCAGGGTTCGTCGCCAATAGCCATCAGCCCGTATGGGCGTGGGAGGGGTTCTTGGCCAGGATCTTCGCCATGACCGACGCCGGGTGTCATACCGGCTTCGGGAACGTGATGCATGCCATCGGCGAGCGATTGGTGCGTGACTACGGCCACGACATCCACGTCCTCGCGGTGAACTATCAGGGCGACTACTTCCCCTCGATCCTGGAACCCGACAAGCCCACCTATCTCAAGCTCTACAACCCGACGAAGTTCCTGGCCGATGACATCCACGGCCAGACGCGCGTGCTGGAGCTACTCGGGATGCTCGGCGAGACGCCGGGGCTCGGGCTCGATGTCGTGTTCATGCTGACCGACCCGCAGGTGCTGTTGCAACTGCTGTTCGAGAACAACTACGACAAAGAGCGCTATCTCCTTCGGTACCGCCCGATCATCAGCTACATCCCGTGCGACGGGACCAACCTCCCGCCATCGTGGATCGAGAAGATCCCTCAGATCACCAACGTCGTGGCCATGAGCCGCTGGGGCCAAGACCACTACCCCGGCTCAAAGCTCGTGTACCACGGCGTCGACACCAACGAGTTCTGGCCGGTGTCCGAGAAGCCGATCACGATGTCGAATGGCTCCGTGATCAGGAACAAGCGGGACGCCAAACGGGCCTTCGGCTTCGATCCCAAGTCATTCGTTGTGGGTCGAGTCGATAAGAACTCTGGCCGCAAGGACTGGGGCGCTCTGATCCGAACGATCGGGCCGCTGATGAGGAAGTACAGCGACATCGAGTTCTACGCTCACTGCGCGGCAACCGAGAATGTCTCCGGGGTCAACATCCCGCTGATGTTCACCAGGTTCCTCGACGCCGCCGCGATCAAGCAGCGAGTCCATCAGCCGGGTCTGTACAACTCCTTCGTCGGCTGGTCGCAGCAAGACATGAATGCGCTGTACAACGCCTTCGACATCTTCGTATCGACGAGCCGCGGAGAGGGCTTCGGGATGACGCTCTCAGAGGCTGCCGCGTGCGGCATCCCGGTCGTCGCCCAGAACGTCTCTGCGATTCCTGAAGTGGTCGGTCCTGGCGGATCTCTTGTTGAGCCGTCAGGTGTGATGGTCACCGTCCCGTCGGGCGAGGACCTCTGGATGCCCGACGTCGCTGGCTTTACCGAAGCGATCGAGCGTCTCTACAGCTCGTCCGGGCTGCGTCGCGATCTCGGCGAGAAGGGTGTTGCTCACGTGCGCGCCAACTTCTCCTGGGACTTCGCCGCAGCGAAGTTCGACGAGTACATCAGGGCGCTGGCGTCTGCCAGCAATCCCGCTGAGGAGGTTCCCGTCAGTGCTTGATTACAACGAAACCCCGATCAAGTTCAAGATCTACACCCGAGCGTTCGACGCTGAGAACAATGAGTTCCTGCCTGCGCCGCTGACCGCAAGCGTCAGCACGGACGGCAAGCAGATGCGCCTCTCGGGCACCGCATCGTCCACGATCAAGGACCTTCACGGTGATGAGATCACCGAGTCTGGCCTGCTCGACATGGAGACTGCGGCCAACAACAACCTGACCATCTTTGGCAACCACAAGTACGAGGTTCCCGAGGATGTCTTCGGCTCCGTCGAGGCAGCGGTGCTCGCCCGTTCGGTCGCACAGACCAAGACCGGCGACCCGGTTCACGACCTCCGGATGTCGATCATCATCAACGAAGAGAACGATCGCGCGGTCAAGACCTGGAAGGCCATCCGCAAGGGCACCAAGCTCGGCCTGTCCATCGGCGCCATGATCCCCGAAGGCGGCGCCAAGGTCGACAAGAAGACCAAGCGCCTGATCATCGAGCACCTCGAACTCCTGGAGACCTCGATCGTCGCCATTCCGGCGAACCCCCGGAGCTGGGTCGATAGCGCTCGCAAGAGCTACTTCGAGGCCCCCGCCTCGATCGAGCCCGAGGCAGTTGAGGCGCTCCCGCCGGTGGTCACACAGACCATCGGCTACGTGCCAATGACTACGACCTCGGCGAACACCAGCAACAACCTGCTCCAGTTCACCTTCCCCCAGAGCGACGACGAGATCGTCGCCCCAACTCCCGACCCCGAAATCACAGACGCTGACTCCTGCCCGAGCTGTGGCAAGGGCAAGAGTGCAACGGGATGTGACAACGGCTACCACAAGGACGCTGAGCCAGAAGTGGTGGCGGCGTCAGTGGACCCCGAGACCCAGGCAGCTCCCCAGAGCGAGCCCCCCAGCGACGACGTGACCAACTCGGCCAGCGAGACGGTCGCCCAGGCGCAGGAGGCAGTGGTCGGCATGGACGCGGAAGTCACGTCCGCGTTCGCGATGCTTGGCGATTTGGTTGAGAGGCTCACGGCTGAGCTGGCCTCGATCAAGGCTGCCAAGGCTGCCGCAGAGCAGCAGCGTGACAAGGCGATGTCCGAGGCTGCGGAGGCAATCTCCAGCACCAAGGCCATCGTGGCAAAGCTTGCCGAGCTTCCGCTCGGCCCACGCGCGGCTGTAGTCCGCGACGCGGCACAGAGTGATCTCTCCGATCTGGAGGGCATCTACTCCCGCGACTTCCTTGAAGTTCTGAGGAGCTAATCAATGGATCACGAGGAGCTTGCCGCCCTCAAGCGCTCGCTGGCGGAAACGCTGGAGCGCTTCGGGACGGCTCTCGATAGCCTCAACGACAACCCCAACACCGCACCTGCGCCCGCGCAGGCCCAGGGTGTGGGTGAGCAGATCACCCAGCCGCCGTCCAATCGACGGCTCCTGTCTCGGGGCGAGCAGTTCAACCTGCGCACCGCACTTCGCTCGAAGTCGGTCGCCGAGCTTGAGATGCTCTTCGCCGAGCAGGCGTCGCGCAAGGACACCGGCATTCCGCTCGACTACTGGCTCAGCGCCGGTGGCCAGGGCACCATGGAGCGCTTCAACGGCATCGGTAGCCAGCTCACCCCGGACGTCCTCCGGGCCCTGGACACCGGCGGCGCCGCCGCGCTCATCCGGCAGGACCTTGAGCCGGTCCTCTACGAGCTGTTCATTCGTACGTTCCCGGCGTTCGATCGGTTCCGCCGAGAGCCCGCGAACGGCCTGACCCACACGTGGAACCAGATCACCGCCTACGGCGATGCGCAGTTCATGGCTGAGCTGGGCACCGTGCAGGACGACAAGAGCACGTACAACCGCGAGACAACCAACGTCGCGATCATCTCGACCCGACGCGGTATCTCGCTGAAGGCCCGTGCAGCCGTCCCCGCGGGTGGCATGAGCTACAACCCCGAGCAGATCGAACTCCAGGGCGGCCTGCGCTCCATCGCACATCGCATGCAGCAGCAGATCTTCTCTGGCCATTCGACCGACTCAGGCGGCACCAGCTCGAACGAGCTTGGCGCCTACGACGCCAACGCCTTCACCGGCCTGCGCTCGATCCTCAACTCGGCCCGCGCGACCAACGTCGATCCGGCAACGAGCCCGGACACGACCGGCAACATGCAGCGAGCCATCGATGAGGCGGTCGAGAACATCGCCCAGGAGGGCGGCGGGATGCCGTCGATCCTGTGGAGCCATCCGACTGAGAAGCGGACGTTCCACCAGCAGCAGGACAGCAAGACCAGGATCGTCATCCCGAACCAGGTGAACATCGCGGTGGGCGTCACTGCCTCCACGGTGAACACGGTCGCGGGTGAGCTTCCGTGGGCTATCGTCCCTGGTGACGCGATCGACAACTACACCGCCACCAGCACGTACAGCGGCAACGATGTCCGGGATTTGTACATCCTGGATGAGAGCACGATCAGCCTGCCGTACCTCGGTTCCGAGGGCCCCACGGTCCTCGACATCCCGGTCGGCATCAGCGGCCAGCTCGTGCATCTGTACATCGTGTTCGGCATGTGGGGTCTCGCCGTCAAGGCGCCGACCTTCTCGAACAAGGTGCGCGTCAAGGTCGCTTAACCCTCTAACCCCGGCGGCGGGTTGCCCTCCACACCCGCCGCCGGGCCTACCTGACAGGAGCAATGCGTGCTCTACGTCACGCCTGAGAAGTACCGGACTATGGGGTTCGGGAGCGACCTGGCGGACATCGAGGATGTCGAGCTGGCGTCGATCCTCGGACGAGCATCCTCCCTGGCAGAGGGGTACTGCGCCGTCCCGTTGGGACATAGTTTCTTCGGCGGTTCCATCACGGGCGAGCAGCATGACTGGACGTTGCCCATTCATGTCGATGAGATGCCGCGGCGTCGCGTCTGGCCGTATCACTGGCCAGTGAAGGCGGTGTCCAGCTTCCGGGTCAACGCGACCAACACGCAGTACGTCGAGGTTGCGCCGTCGGAGCTGTTCATCAACAACGCCGACCGCTATGTCGAAGTCACCTCGTTCGCGTTCACCAGCGTGGGGCTCTTCGGTGCGGGCATCCCGGGGATTGGCCTACTCACTCCGATCGCCTCGATCAGCTACACGTACGGCTGGTTGATGAGCGTGGTCGGTGAAACCTGCTACGCAACCGACGCGCGGACCTACCGCGCCGCGAACCAGTTCTGGACCGACGAAGACAACGACCCAGTCGTCTACGTCAATGGCACTCCTGCCAGTCCCAGCGACTACACCGTCGATCTGATCGAAGGTACGGTCACTTTCAACAGTCAGCTTGGTGCGACCGATACGGTAAGCATGGATTACGACTACCGCCTGCCCGGTGAGATCCGGGACGCAGTCGGGCAGATCGCGACCTATCTGATCACCGGGCGCCGGGTGCAGGAGTCCCAGATGGCTGGGTTCCAGACGCTCAAGGTCGGCGAAGTCTCCATGAGCACGCCTGTGATGCGCCTGACCAGCGTCAATCTCGATCAGCTCATCCCGCAAGCCGCCTGGCTGCTCGATGGCTACCGCTATTTGACGGTCCGATGAAGCTGCTCTCTGATGCGCAGCTGGGCGCCATTCAGCGCCTCGCGGAACTGGGCATGCAGACCGAGGTCACGATCTTGCCCCAGACCGCAACCACGGGCCTGGAAGTGACCGACGATCCCTACGGTTCGTCCGTCAGCTACGCCTCGGCCTCGACGGCGAAGACCGTGATGGGCATGCTCCATTCGGTCGCCAACAACACCCTTCAGATCGAGTCCGGGCAGCTCGTCGCGGTCCATGACCACAGGCTCTGGGTCCCGGTCGGCACCGAAGTTACCAACGGCGATCACGTGCTGATTGCAGGCGTCGAGTACGTGGTCAACGACGTGAACAACGGCGAGACCTGGCCTGCCTATCTGGGCTTGATGGTCAAGACCCTGGAGTAGCCATGATCGACTTCCAGCGTCTGGTCGACTCGATCATTGCTGCGGCCGAAGAGGGCGTCGAGCAATCACTCAATGAGATCGCCACTGATGCACGGCGCCTGGCGCCAGTGCGCAAGCTGTTCAAGGGTGGTGGCCGACGCGCGATCAGCGCACACATCGGTGTCCACAACCATGAGGTCACCGGCAAGCCGTACTCCATGGCCAAGCGCGTTGGGCGCACGCTGGAGGGCGAGTTCGTCAGGGGCGCGCCAAATAGTTCAGCTCCGGTCACTCGTCGCCTGAAGGCGGGCCGTCTCGGCGGCCAGGAGTTTCGCGAAGTCGAGCGTGAGCCCGGCTTCAACGTCGCGTTCAGATTCAGGCTTGGCAGGCACCGGATCGCGGGCAAACAGATCCTGGCCCGTGCCAGGCGCGACCTCGCTCGCGGCGCCGGTCTCCACGTCCTGCCTGGCGGCAAATCCGGTGTTGAGTACGGCGGCACGCTGCGCGACTCCATCGAACCCGAAGGGCCAACCAGAGGTGGCTATCGGATCGTCGGCTACGTCAAGGCATCGGCGATCGAGCATGGCTTCAACTACGCCTACGCGCAGGAGATGGGTACGGCGCACAACGCGCCACAGCCATACCTCCGACCCGCGCTGCGCAATTACCTCTCAAAGCTCGGTGCCTCACAACGGACCGCGATCAAGACGGCCCTCCAGCGAGGGACCTATCCGGTTCGTGTTGTCGCCGGGTCCATCGAGTTGGTCCTCAAACCTACTGGCGGAGATGCGCTGCGTAGGTTCGGGAACAAGCTTGACCGAGCACTTCGGTAAGGACGGACAGCCATGGCTACAACGTCCGCCGCGATCAAGCAGAGCATCGTCGCCGCCCTCCGCGGCAACGGAACACTCAAGGCCGCCTTGACTGGCGGAATCCACGAGGGCTTTGCCCCCGCGCGAGTCCAGACCTATCCACTGCTCACGTACAACCTTGTGGCAGCCCCCTACGCCGACGACTGGGGCCACCGCATGATCGTGGCGTTGGTGGATGTCTTCGTCCACGCGGAGAACCCGGTCGTCGCCAACAACGTCGACCAGCTCGTCCTCAACACGCTCGATGGAGCGTCGCTGAGTGTGACCGGGCAGACGAACCTGATCTGCTATCGCATGGCGGACCAACCCGGTGCCGTCAGCGAGACCGCAGAGGGCCGGAAGTTCTACCAGGTCGGCGGGTCCTACGAAGTCTGGACCGATCAGTCGTTGTGACCTCGGTCATGTATGAAGGGAACGCCCTGTGGCTGCAAATGCCGGAACCAAGCGTCATGGCAAGAACGGCGCGATCTATGTTGGTGGCCCGAAGAACGTGGGCACTAAGGTCGCGGCGAAGAGCGAGTGGACGCTCAACCTGAACCGTGACTATGTTGATGCCACCGTCTTCGGTGACACCAACAAGACCTACCTCGTCGGCCTCAAGGACATCCAGGGCAGCTTCAACGGCTTGCTCGACGTGTCCGGTGATCTTCTGGTCAACACGACCAACTCTGATGACCAGCTGATCTACCTGTATGCAGACGATCGCACCAGCAACGAGATCTGCATCGCATACGGCCCGGGCCTGTTCGATGCAACGATCACCGCGTCGAATACCGACGCCATCCGCGTCTCGGGCAACTTCCGGGCGTCGGGTGCGTGGACAGTCTTCAGCGACGGCTCGCTGTAATCCACAGCTGATCAACAACATGTGAGTTCTGTGGTCCCGTAGTGTTCGCTGCGGGACCACAGTTCTAGTCCTTCACTCCGTTACGGAGGAGGCCGTGCCCTATTTGTTCAAGCGCATTTCTGGTGTGAGGGGCCAGATCACCATCCCCGATCTCGGCGCCGTTGTCGGCGTCACTGAAAAATGGGAACTCACGCGGCGTGGAGCAGACAGCGGTACCTACCGCTACGACCTCCGCGCCGTGTTTTCTTTTGTCAACCCACTTCTGTTCAACGATCCGGACTACACCAAAGAAGCGCAGCTCGTGATCGGCAGAAGCAAAGAGTTCCGGGCTCAGCTGACCGAGGCAGAGGAAACGGTACTCACCGGTCGAGTCCTACTCGTCAAAGGAGTGAAACTCTATGAGCGCCAAGGTTGATCTTCCAGCGCCGTCTGACGTCCCCGCCAGCATTCGGGCCACGATCCGCGGCACCACCTACACCGTGACCGAGTTGTCGATGGAGCGCTACAACGAGCTGCTCGCGAAGGCAACGACCAAGACCCGCAACGACATCACCGGCGAGGATGAAGAGGACATCGATCAGCTCACGCTGATGCGCCTGATGATCCTCGATGCCGTTCGGCCGAAGCCAGACCAGCTACTGAAGCTGGGCGTGCGCTACTACCGCGCGATCCAGAAGCTGGTCAGCGATCTGCACTACGGCGACGAGCCGGTGAAGATCGAGACTGAGCCAGAGCCCGAGGAGACCCCCCAGGGAAACGCCGCCTGACGAACCGCCAGATGGCGTTCGTCATGGCCAAATGGTGGGGCGTGATGCCTCACGTGATCTGGCGCTACCCATTCCGCTACTTCAAAGAACTCCGCGACCACGTCATCGAGGCGAGCAAGCCTCCTGACGAGGACGAGGACGGCGACTTCGACTGGGAAGGCGAGTCGCTCACGGGTCCGATGACCTGATCGGAGCCAACCATGGCAACGATTGACGACATCCGAATCAAGCTTGCGGTTGATGCGAGCGAGGTCGCGACGGGCATTCGTCGCGTTAGTTCGGTCATGGACGCCGAGCTGCGCAAGAAGCGCACCGCCGAGGTCACCCTCTCCCTCAAGGAGAACAAGTCCGGCGAGCGCTCGGTCGACAAGGTCCTGGGCGATCTCAAGGCCAAGATGGACAAGCTCGGCCAGATCGACGTCAAGGTCGGCCTGGCCAACTTCGACGCGGCCCCGATCGCCAAGCAGCTGACCGACGATCTCAAGGGCCTCCCGGGCGGTGGCGTCAAGGTCCCAGTCGTCCTCGACACCAACCTGACCAAGAAGGAGCAGGCAGCCACCGCCCGTGACCTGCGTGCGGCTATTGGTGTCATCACTGTCGACTGGCAGCTTGCCTCGCAGCCCAAGGGTGGCTGGCCGCAGCCGCCCGAAGGCTGGGGTGGCGCCGGTGGCTTCGGGCCCCCGCCGGGCAAGGGCGGTGGTGGTGGTGGCGGTGGTGGCGGGGCCATGCCACAGCCCACAGCGGGTGGTAGTGGCACTGCGACCAAGGCGCCACGGACCGCTGCCCAGAAGGCCAACGACGAGCGCCTGCGCGGCGCGATGTCTGCACGCAAGAAGGCCGAGGCAGCCTCTGATCAGGAGGCGCTCCAGAAGGCCAACGACGAGGTCAAGCGAGCTGAGGCTGAGCGGACCCGTCTGGCCAAGGAGCGACGCGCCGAACAGAAGGGCGCCGCGGTTCCGCCTGCCGAACCAGTCGCGCCCGAGGCCGCCGGTATCGGTGGCCGCAGGGCGGGCCAGCGTGCTGCACAGCGGGCAGCCAAACAGGCAGCCACAGGCGCTCCGAACCAGCCACGTGCCGGTAGTGCCACGCAGATTCCAGGGACTGAACGTCCGCCTGTTGGGCGGCGTGGTGATCCGCTGGCCAACTTCGTGGGCAAGGGCAAGGACGAAAAGTTCCGGCGATCCGTCGCACCGCGCGACCTCATGGCGGCCGGTCGTGAACTGACCGCAGAGGGTCAGCTGCGGGCTGATCTGGGCATGAGGATTCGCCCAGAGGACATCGCTGCCGAGGTCAAGCAAGGCGAGACACCCGAAACGGTCAACCCGTTCAGCGCGGCTCTGCGCGAACTGGGCGAGAGCGTGCAGCGCAAGAAGGGCCTGCTCGCCTTCGCTGGGGAATACAAGGCAGCCGGACTCGGCGATGTCGAGACGATGTCCATCGAGGACGCCCGCGCGCAGCTGCGCGCCCTGAAGCCGCGCCAGCGCGAGGAGCTGTTCCAGCACCTGGGTCTCCCGTCAACGGTCGAGACGGCGGCTGGCGGCGCGCTCAATCCCATCAACGATCCGAAGATCATCCAGGCCTGGCAGCGCCTCATGCTCATCCCGGCATCACGGTTCGCGACCGCAGCTGAGGAGACCGGCGGCGGCATCGCCAACGTCAATGCTGGCGCCCGCAAGGGCGGGCGGGCCAGTGGCGGCGGTCAGGTCACGGGCGGGGCAGTTGAGCAGGGCCAGAAGCAGGCGGCGATGTCGCTGCCCAAGCGTGCCAAGACACTGATCGACAAGCGGCTTCTGAAGAATATCTCGGATAAGGAGCCGGAGATCCCGCCTGGCGGGCTCGCCGCCCCCCGCCCATCAGCCAAGACCAACGTTCGTGCTCAGGCCCCTGATGCAGATACGGCTGCGCGCATGTCGGCCATCAGAGCTGGTCTCGTCGATCTGGCGCCTGACCGCCCGGTCGCGCCGGAACAGGCACCGAAGGCTGAGTCCTTCACGCCGATCACGACCAGGCCCGCCACGGTTGAGCGTGAACCTGGTGCTGAGCGCGAATCTTCAATCGCCCGGGCATTGCGCCTGGCGAAGGAGCGCGAAGAGCGTCTCCGTGAGATTCGGGGCTACGCCGAGGGCGGGCGCGTCCATCACACCAACCAGTGGCGCCAGATGTCGCTGCGCCAGCGGGCCTTCCAGCCGTTCTGCACCTACTGCGGCACGTTCGGCTCGGAGAAGAACCCACTCCAAGCTGACCACATCAAGCCGCTGTCCAAGGGTGGCTCCCCCTTCGACCGAAGGAACATCACGACCGCCTGCAAGAACTGCAACACGCGCGGCAAGCGCGACCAGATTGGCTGGGGGCCGCCGGGCCGGGCTGAGGGCGGCCCTATGCCTGGCTGGAAGCGTCGCCTTGGGCTCATCCAGCTCGCCAACCTCGGCCAGCTGAGTGAGCAGGACGCCGACGTTGACGCCTACTGGCTGTGGCGAAGTGGCCAGCCAGAAGGCCAGCATGATTTCTACCATCCGCTCTACTCGCCGGAGGAGCGACCGCCTGCTGATCAGCTTCATCCAGCTGATCGCGCGATGGGGTTCAAGACCGACCCGCTGGTCGGCATGAGCCCTGGCGACTTCCCCGAGTCGTTCATGGAGAAGAACGCTGAGGGCGGCCAGGTCAAGCACACCGGTCTGCTGGGCCGGATGGTTGCACGTGGAACAGCCGAGCTGCCGCCTGGCTTCAGCGTCACTCAGGTTGGTGAGCGCGGCCCTGAGCTGATCGTCCAGGGGCCCAACGGCGAAGCTGAGGTCGTCCCGACGCACCAGGTGCCGACCTGGCTGGCGCGCGCCCGGCAGGGCAAGGGCTTTGGCAAGGATCTGACCGGCCGCGCTGATGGCGGCGGGATCTCGTTCCACGGTGCCACAGGCTTCGTGCCGCCTCCCACACAGCACGTCATCAATGCCCAGGGCTTGGTCCAGCGCGTCTTCATCGTGAACTGGCCAGCTGCCCTGACCGGCCAGCCTGGTGGACGATCCGTTCGGGTTACCCAGACAGCCCCAACCGGCGCGCCCCTGCATATGGGCGCTGCGAGCGGAACGCGCCAGCCTGGTGGCGGGGGTGGCCCAGCAGTCGTCACACCCCCGGGTCCGTTGCCGGGGGTCGGGGGCGTTGCAGCGGGACAGCCCATCCCAGAACTCCTGCCCAGCCAGGACCCGTTCTTCCGAACGCGGGTTGCGTTCGCCAGTCAGGGGCGACTGGGAGCGGGGCGTTCAGGTGGCCAGGCTGAACGAGCCCAGCTGGCGATCGACCAGGCCCTCAACCCAGTCCGAGCGTTCACCACATCCGTCAGCCAGGTTGTTCAGACTCTTGCTGGTCGTGGCGAGCTGACCAAGAACGTAAAGGCGGCGCAGGCTGCTATCTCTGAACAGCAGCGCACCGAGCAGACGTTTGAGTCGCGCCGGAGGGAGTTCCAGTTCGGTCTGGCCAACCGACGTGCCATACGCAGGCTTGGCGGCGCGGCGACAACGGAGCAGCTGGGTGTTCTCGCCAGCCTCGAAGTTAGCCTGCCGCGGCTTGCAAAGAGCGTGCTGTTCCTTCGCGACGCATCCCGAGACGCTGCGAAGACGACCGACGCGGCCATCGACAAGATCGATGGTGCCAGCAGCGCCTTCCGCAACCTGGCTGTGGGGGGCATCTCTGCGATCGGCGCTGGCGTGGCTTTCACCACGACGTTCGCGGCCTTCAACGCTGCCTTCGAGACTGGGGCCAAGGCCATCGCGGATGTTACCGAGCGATCCACGAACTACAGCAATGCCACAGCGGCACTGAGCGAAGAGCTGGCCAAGGGCGCCCGGGCCAGTGGTAGCTCGGCGAAGGCAGCTACTGCCGCCACGTTGGCTGCTAGCGGCTTGGCTGATGAAACAAGCAAACAAGTCGCCCCGGCGCTGGCCGGTCGAGCACAGGGCGTTGCTGGTAACCAGGCGCTTCAGGAACAGGTCGTCCAGATTGCGGCCGCGCAAAATATCGGCCAGGGTCGCCCGCAGGGACTCCCTGCGGGGTTTGATGCTTCGCTTGTTCGCTCGACCGGTGGTCCGTTCAATCTGGGTCTGCTGCCGGGCGTCCTGTCTGATCGATCTACCTCGGACATCCTGCGCAACTCGCTGAACCAGGTACCCGGTGGTGGTAGCCAATCATTCGGTGGTGGCGCAGGACCGTTCCGAGGCATGTCTGCGCCGGGCACCTTCATTGGTCGTGGCGCAGGTCCGGGCACTGGGTTCCTCGGCGTTCCTCCAGGCAGCTCCATCGAGAAGGAGCAGGCCAAGGCGGATGAGGCGCTGAACGACTGGCTCAAGACGGTCACTGAACGTGGCCAGAAGGGTGGCTCGCTCAGCCAGCTCGTCCGCGAGGCGGACCAGGCGCGGATCGACGCGACGATCAAGGCATTCGAGTCTGTCGGCGCTGACGACCTTGCGCAGTCGCTGCGTGCTCGCGCAGACAAGGGACAGGGCCTGGCGCTGACTGGTGCTATCTCTGACTTCCTGGCGGCGCAGTTCCTGAGCGCCCAGCAGCAGGCTGGCTTGCGGCCATCGGTTGGCAACATCGTCGCCCAGCTGACCTCGCCGATCGGCGGGCTCGCGCCTGAGCAGGGCGGCCTCAATCAGCTCGATGTCCAGCTCCGCGACATCAGCCGTCGGGCAGGCTTCCAGCGCGAGACGGTTCTGCCCGCGCAGCAGGCACTGGCCTTCGCCAATCAGCCGCTGGTGCCCTTCAACGACCCGCGTCTCCGGCCGTCGGCGCCGCTGCCGGGCCGGGCATTCGCTGATACCGAGAACACGGTCGGCCAGTACCAGACCGCCTTCGAGAAGTACGCAAAGTTCGCCGAGCCCGCCCAGGCTCGGATCAACGAGCAGATCGAGAAAGGGCGGGCGACCCTCCAGTCCTGGATCGGCCCTGATCTGCTCAACGACATCACGACGTTGGGCAAGAGCATCCAGGACATCCAGCTGGGGCTCAGCCAGCGCAGCCTGAACCTGGAGGTCAGCCAGTACAACAACGAGATCCGGATCGCGACTCGGCAGCTGGGCATTGCCCAGGACTTCACCAAGGCGATCAAGGGCAACGTCAAGGACACGATCGGTGGTCTTCAGGGTCAAAACTACGCGCTCGGTCGGCAGCTCCAGCTACTCCAGCAGGAGCTTCAGCAGCGCCAGATCAATCTCCAGCTCGCACTGGCCGGGTTCCAGACACCGGGTGAAACATCCGAGGAGCGCGCCGCGCGCCGCGATGACGCAGAGGCCCAGGCCAAGCTCGCGCAGGAACAGCTCAATCTCCAGAAGCAGCTCAGCGGCAACGAGTTCGCCATTGGGCTCAAGGAGAATGCCAACGCCATTACCGATCTGACCGCGCAGATCGCGCTGCTCCGGGAGGGCAAGTCCTTCGCTATCGACTCGTTCGCGGCGCAGGAAGCGATCAAGAACATGGAGGCCGAGCTGCAACTGCTTGATCAGGATGCACAGTCTCGGTTTGATCAGCAGGTCCAGAACGAACAGGTGCTGCTGGGCATCTGGCACGACATCGAGGCAGCCACGGGCAAGGCGCTCGATATCCGCGAGAAGGAGTTCGCGAACCTGATCACGGCCTTCCAGAAGGCCGGGAAGGCGGCGGGCAAGGCCGCGGTCGATTATGTCGTGGCCGCCACGCTCGCGGCTGCGACGACATCTATCCCGGGCCTGAACTCGTCTGGTTCTCCCGATGAGCGTCAGGAACAGACTGACCTCCGACTCCTGGAGCGTCTGACCAATACGGACCTCAATGGCAACGGCCGGATCGGTGCCCAGACCGGCCTTGTCGGCTACGCCCCAGGCCAGACCGACATCACGGTCGGCGAGGCCAAGGGTGAGGCGGTGGCCATCCTGCGCAATCCCCAGAAGATGAGCTGGGACGGTGGGGGCTCGGCGGCGCCGGTGATCAACATCATCTTCAACAACCCGTCCGTGCGCGACGATGGCGATCTCCAGAAGCTCGTGCGCCAGGTCGAAGAGGCACTCAACCGTCGAATGCAGCTCCAGGGACTGCGCTAGATGTGAGCACGATCGCGATCAAGATCGAAGGTACCGACATCACCGCTGATGTCATCCTCGCCGACGCCACCTTCACAACCTCCATCGGTGCCTTCCCGGGTCAGTTCGACATTCGCGTCAAGGACCCGACCGCTGCCTATGACTTCAAGGCATCGGACAACATCACCCTCGACATCGACGGCATCCGGAGCTTCGATGGCTACGTTTTCCAGGCGAGCAAAGAGTTCGCCTTCTACGTGGTCGACACGAGCCAGCAGCCCCAGGTGCTGATGTGGCATCTTCGCGGCGTCGACGTCAACATCCTGTTTCAGAAGCGATATGTCTACAAGGCGAGCAATCCGAAAGAGAAGCCAGACGACTTCCCGGTCGGGACGACCGATCAGGCCGCCCTGACCACGCTCTTCACAGACTTCCTGGATCTTGCTGGCGACGGGCTGACGACCAGCTTCAGTGAGGTCGGTGTCATCACCCCTGATGAGAAGGGCTTGCCCTTCGCGCTGGGCGACATCTGGCAGACGGCGATGTTGAACATCTCACAGCTGCCTGGCGGCGTGTTCGGTATCCGGCCCGACCGCACCGTGTTCTACGAAGACGACGACACCGAAAGTGCGCCATTTCGTCTGTCTGACACGCCGAACAACACGACCTCGTTCGGCTATTCAGATATGGACTGGGTGTTCGATGGGACCAAGCTCGCCAATGACTCGCTGTTCTGGGGCGCCGGGCTGGGCTCATCGAGGATGGTCATCTCCCGGGTGCAAGACGCCGCCTCAATCGCGGACCATGGCCGCTGGCAAAGCGGCATTCTGCGAGGCGACGTCTACCGCCAGACAACAGCCAATCTGATCAGCAACTCCATCGTCTACGGCTCGCCCCAGAACCTCCACGGCGGCAAGGACGACTCACAGATGGTCACCTGCCGGGTGAAGAAGCCCGGGTTGACTCCTGGCGACAAGGTTCACATCACCAGCAATGTCTTCGGCATCAGCAAGGTGTTGCCGATTCGGAACATGACGATGACGTTCCCGACGCCCACGGACGCGCTGTACGACCTCCAGCTGTCCTATGAGATTGATCGTCCGTTGTCATACCACAACTTCCCGAAGATCCCGAGGTTCCGCCTCCCGGGATTGCCCCCGATCTGGAGCCCTCCGCCCCCGAGTGGGTGCGGCGATTGCGGGATTACAGATACGTTCACGCGAGTAACTGATAGCGGCTGGGGCATGGCAGATGCTGGGTTCAACTGGACTGCTGATAGCCCGGCAGGGACATCGTCGAGCGTCAATGGCACGCAGGGTGTGTTGACATCAGACTCGTCTGAGATCGCAATGTTCACGTCGACCCTGCCTGCCGGGGCATTTACGGCGAGCTGTCGCTTCTCAGTGGATCACATCCCTCCATCTGCTACAGACCTGTTCGCGAACTTCCACATCTTTGGCATGGATGGGGCCACGGCCCGCTGGTTCTTCGAGGTCACCTTCAGCGATGCCTTCGCCAGCGGCACCGGTTATGGACGGGTCGTTATCGGCAACAGTGGGGTTGGCGGCACGCAGGACTACGACAACGACCGGACGTTCACCGCCGATGTGGACTACATCGCCAAGCTGTATTGGGACGGCGTCAGTACGGTCAGTGCCAAAGTCTGGTTGGCGAGCGACCCAGAGCCGGGGAGCTGGGAGGTGACGGCGACCATCACTGCGCCCGCCACGTCACTTAGCCTCGACTGGGCCGATGATCCATCGAACAGTGCCCCGGACTCGATCTTCATCGAGTACCTCGACGTCACCGATTTCAATCGCTGCACCGAGTTCCGATTCGACAACTTCAGGCGCGTCGTCGTGCCGAATTGGGGCACATCAGATTTCCTCGTAGAGTGGGTTCGCGGCGGGATTGGGCAAGCCACTGGGTCGGTGGACGGTGGCAAGGGCATCATCAAGCTCATTGGCAACAACTTCGACGCATCGGGCAATTACAACATCCACGTCGACGCCAGCGGTCGTACCGATCTCTGGATGGCGGACGGTGGCTACACCATGTTGATGTTGTGGGATGTCGTTGGCGATATGACAGTAGAACGACTCAGGCTCAGATTTGACGATCAGGACTCAGCCGACCGACAGTTGACGTTAGATATTGGCGGAGATCAGATTCAGGTCTTCTGGGACACCGCGACCCAATCATCGCCCGTTACCTCAGTCAATTATTCTGATTGGATCAACGGGACGATGATGTACGTGAAATGGGAAGTCGTCCCCGGCACGTCGAACAAAGTTCGAGTGTGGAACATTGATGATCCCGAGCCGTCGTCGTGGCTCATCGACATAGACGACGGACCAACCGATCCCTTGTTCTTCTTCAATATCAACTTCGATTCATCGAATCAGGCGATCACCACGGATCATACGGCGCAGTTCGAGTTCATCGACTTCGACTACGACGGGAAGGCGTGTTATCTCGGGGCGGCTGGCATCGACGATTTCAACAGGGTCCTGCCGGACGGCACTCCGGCCATTGGAACGGACTCGGCGGGATCATGGGGCACAGCTTCCTGCGGGGCCGTGTGGGACATCAACGTGTCCAGCGAGAATGCCTACTTCGGCGTTGGGTCGAGCGTCGGCGGTGGACTCCAGGTGGGGCGCTACATCCGTGAATCCCGGGTTAACCACAGCCTGTCACCCGGCGAGTGGTCTGCTGACCTCTACCCGGTCCCGCCGCCCATCGGCGACGAACCGATCCTGTCATTGAAGGTGCGGATGCCGTCGATCATCCCTGACGGCGTCAGCGATCGTGGTCCGTTGAAGCTCCAGTTCCGCTGGGAGACGGACGGATCATTTGACGAACTCAACTTCGGGATCGCGGTATCAAGCGAGTCGGGCAAGGGCGGCATCGCCATCCGGCCCGGCTCCGGGGACACTCTCACGGGATCAGCGACGTTGAGCAAGATCAACTGGGTCGGCGGGGCGATGTACCAGATCGAGGCCCAGTTCCTGCACTCGGGCATCGTCCAGATGCGGGTATGGCGACTTGACCTCGAATCTCGCCCAGACTGGCAGGTGAGTTGGGACTCCGGCGGCGACTACAACTCGTGGTCGCTCAGCGGCCTGTTCAGGATCTTCTGTCGGAACTACAACACGCACGACACCGGCGGCAACATCATCGAGTCAATGCGGGTGGAATTCGAGGACATCACGATGGGTGATCGGGTCGTCGGCCCATCAGCAGGGAGTCCAGGCACCCCAGAGGCTGGGTCGTTCGGCTGCGAGGCGCCGACCGTCATCTCTGACTTCATCCGAGCGACGACGTACGAGTTCATCTCTGGGACGCTGGATGTCTACCTGAATGGAACGCGTCAGCGGCCAGGGGTCGACTACTTCGAGGACCCCGATCACAAGCACTTCTACTTCGGCCGACCGGTCGTCGCCGAGTCCGTCTACTGCTGCTACATGGCGATTGGGAAATGAGCACGATTGTCTTCACCTACGACGGGACGCCCATTGCCGATGTGCAGTGGGCGACCGCGACCTTTGAGTCGCAGATGGGCGGCATCCCGGGCTCGTTCCAGGTCACTGTCAAGGACGAGGCCCAGACGTACTCGTTCACAACCGGCAAGCACATCACCCTGACGATCGACGGCTCGCTGTACTTCGGCGGCATCGTGACTCAGGTTGGCCGCAAGCTGGCGTTGCCCGTGGACGACACGGTTACCGCTGGCGCCGCTGGCGTGAAGACCCGGCAATGGGTCCTGCGCGGCGTGGACTACAACATCTGGTTCGACAAGCGGGTGTTGTTCAACAAGGCGTCGCCGGTCGACGGCATCCCTGACTTCACAGGCTCGCCCGACGACTTCGACGTGATCCAACTTGCCTTCACGGACTACATCGACATCGCCGACACGAGCATCGACTTCACGACCTTTGTCGAGCATGTCGGCAATCCGTACGGCACTGACTCCAATAGGTATGTCTACGACACCCCGGGCACGAAGATCCGGGAGCTGATGAACGACATCGTTCAGTGGACCGGCGCCCAGTATTACTTTGACCACGAGCAAGCCCTGCACTACCAGTCGCTGGAGACGTCCACTCCAGGCTGGAGCTTCTCCGACACACCGGATCGAGTGACCACCTTCGGCTTCCGTGAGTTCGAGTACACCGAGGACGGCACGAACCTGGTCAACGATGCCCTGGTCTGGGGTGGCGCCGCCTGGACCTCAACCGGCGCCACATCAGTCGTGAACTTCGGCCGTTACACCAACAGCACGAGCCTCTCTGCCCGTGGCCGCTGGCAGATCGGTGAGGCGCACTTCAATGAGAACGGGTTCGCGAGCGACGCCAACTGCGCCATTCATGCCAAGGTGATCGTGGAGGGAGCACCAGGCGCGGCGGGTGCGGGTCTCAACGACACGGTCCGCGGCCTCGTCAACCCCCAGAAGCAAGTTCGAATGGTTTGGTTCTCTGGCACTACGCCCACACCTCTGATTCCAGGGTCGGTGGTCACCGTTGCCCTGAACACCTTCGGCTTCACCGTCGTCCTGCCGGTCCGGAACATCAGGGTCACCTTCGTCACACCCTCAGAGGCTCGCTTCGAGGGCTTCTTCGGCATCCTCACCGAGGACCCCTGGACCCTGTGGAAGTACATGCGCAAGCTTCAGGGCGACGCGAACGTCGTCACTACCGAGCCAGTCACCGTGTCCGATGGCAGCGCGCCCTCTCCGGCTGGTTCGACCGTGACGATGGAGCCGACTCCGGCTACAGACGGGGCGACCACAGTCTTCTCCGTCACCGATTCGTACGTCGCGGGCTCGCTGCGAGTCTGGATGAATGGCCTGCTTCAGCGGCCCACGATTGAGTACACGGAGTCTGACCCGTCCGCAGGCGAGTTCACCTTCACCGACGCGCCCCTCACGGGCGACTCGCTGTTCGTTGAGTACATCAGTGGGGGGTGAACCATGGGCAGCTTCACCGCCGACGCGGTCGTCACGGCTGGCCAGATCGTTCAGACCCACTACCGGGATCGTGACCACCAGGGTACCGAGACGGACGTCGATGTTCTGATCGACGCCGACTTCAGCACCTACAACGCTGGCGACACGTTGGCGAGCGTTCTTGCCGATCTGTGGGCTCGAACCCAATGACAGCCCGCCTCCGTCACTACCGGGACCGTGATCACACAGGTACCGAAAACGCCAGCCAGGTCGCGCTCTCATCTGCCATCGGCCGCTACCCAGCGGGCACCGACGTGCAGGCAATGCTCATTGATCTTGAGGCTCGCATCCGAGCGGCATTCGCAGTCCGGAGCACGTTCACGGCCGATGCGGTGATCGTATGAGCCGGTTCACGCATGTTCGGGGCGATGTGTTTCATGTCGGCCAAACGCCCGATGACGGCGTCGAGCTGTCGGCAACGATCGGCAGCAACACCGCAGGCACGACGCTCCACGACTTCTTGGTCGCCCTCAATGCCAGCGTTGCTGCTCTGGAGAACCGCTTCACCGCCAACGCGATCAAGCGCAAGACGCAGACTGGATCTCACACCGCCAATGCTGCTATTCGCCGCGACCAGACTGGGTCCATCACCGGCGACTCGACACTTCGCCGCAGCCAGTCGGGCTCGTGGACAGCGGATGCTGACCTGCTGCGAGCAATCAGTGCCGCGCTCACCGGCGACTCGACGCTCCTGCGGGTACAGACGGGATCGTTCACGGCCGACGCCCAATCCACAGCCGCGACGTTCTTCGGCTTCGCCGCTAACGCTGTGGCGTTGCGCACGCAGTCCGGTTCGTTCACTGGAGATGCAGATCTCCTGCGGACCCAGAACAACAGCCTGACGGCTGACGCCGACATCAAGCAGACAATCAGCGGGACCTGGATAGCCGACGCCTTCATCCCGGGTCGCTTCACTGCTGATGCATCGATCGCTAGCGGCGGCAGCTCGGACTTCCAGTCCGACGCCTTCCAGTCCGACACCTTCGAGTAGAGGGACCGATGACCACTCGCGTCTACCACCCATTCGTCAGCGCCAAGAGCGACGGCGGTGATGCCACCTTGGTGCGCCCGTCGAACTGGAACGCGGATCACACCATCGAGGGCGCGCTCCCGGCCAGCTTCATCGGCGCGGGCGGCTACACAGACTCCGGCGACGCTCAAACAGTGACGCGGTCTACCTACGCTTCCGTACCGATCAAGCACGAGGTTTTCGATACTGATGGCTTTCACGACAACACCACGAATCCGAGTCGGTTCACGATCCCGGCAGGCCTCGGTGGCAAATACCTGTTCGAGGGCAGCTACACCACCACCGACACCGCGGGCACCGATATGGAAATCTACGTTCGGGTCAACGCCAACGAAGTAACACGGATCACGAACTCGGTGCTCAATGGACACTCAAATGCGTTGTCCATCAGCGCGATACTCGATCTTGCTTCTGGCGACTTTGTGGAACTGTACGCTTGGTGCGACTACGGCTCTGGCGGGGCCTTCAACATCTACCGCGCCGCCGCGCAGCTCGTCAAGCTCGACGGTGGTCGTGTCGGGTCCGGCGTCGGGGCGCTCGTCTATCACAACACGACGCAGACCGTCAACAACGACGTGATCCTGTTCAACTCGGAGAAGTTCGACACCGACGGGTTCCACTCCACAGGGTCGAACACGGGTCGTCTGACGATCCCCGCCGGGATGGGCGGCAAGTACCTGTTCGAGTACGGCGCGGTGGTTGCCTCGCTCGGGGCTGGGGAGTTCTGCCGAGTGCGGCTCAACGGTTCGGGCTTGATCTCGCTCAACGAGGGTCACGGAAGCGGCGGTGACTATGTATCAGGCGGCGGCGTGTATGACCTCGCGGCGGGCGACTACATCGAGGTTTACTTCACGGGCAACAGGACGGTTGGGCACGCCTCGGCCTACGAGGCGCAAGCACACTTCTCCATCATGCGGATCGACTCGAAGCCAGCTGACCTCCCGAACCCGCCGAGCCGAACGGAGGCGCCGTCGACCGACCTAAGCACGAGCAGCGGCTCGGCGCCCGCGATCAGCTCGTCGATGGACGTCTCGATCGTCTGTGGCCAGACAGGCCGGGTCAAGATGATCGGTGAGTTGGTCCTGAAGATGGGCGCCGTCACTGCCGATACGATCATCTCCGCCAGCATCGATGGCGGCACCAACAAGTTCAACTGCGGAGCTGGTGGGTGGGACGGCGTTGCCGATCGTAAGAATGTCGCCATCGGCTACATCTTCACCGGCCTTACACCGGGCACAACGTACACCGTGAAGCTGTACTGGTCGACGACCGGCAGCAACACCGTCAATCTCGATGGGGCATCGCGTGGGTCGGCGCAGGCTGGCTCATGGGTCCTGGTCGAAGAAGCATGAGCGGAAAGGAGAACCATCAGGATGCCTAGTCCATGGGATGACAAGCAGAAGCCGAAGGAAAAGTCAAAGGAACACGGCAAAAAGGACAATGGCCATGGCCCACATGAGCACGGCCGTGGCGTGATCGTGCTGCCTGGTCTCATCGACAAGAAGGCCGAAGATCCGGACGCTGACGAGGACGTCGAGGCAGGGCCGGTCCTCGCTCTGGCTGGCTCACCGCTCGCTGGAGCGGGCTATCCGTCGTACGACTACATCCCGCTCAAGACGCGGCCCCCGGTCACCAACCAAGGGACGACACCTCGGTGCGTGGCGCACGCCAGTGCCTACGACCAGAACCAGCACGACCGGCCGGAGCTGGGCCAGTTCTTCGACCTCGACGAGGAGAAGTTCTTCTACCGCATCGGCGGCAACGCCTACGGCGCATCGATCGACGCCGCCAATCAAGAGCGCATCGACCGGGGTTACCCCGAGGACGATTCGACGCCGCATGCTTCGGTCCACCGGATCAGGAAGGCGATCGTCCTGGACAAGACCGTCAACGCGATCAAGACCGCGATCAGCCATGACCATGGCGTCTTGTTTCTGCTGCCGTTCTTCCACAGCTGGGAGCACCCGCTGGCGTCGGGCAAGCTGCCCGCGCCCGACTACTTCATCGGCTACCACGAGATCTGGTGCTACGGCTACAACGACAACATTGGGATCTGGTTCCAGAACTCATGGGGCACTGACTATGGCGTCAACGGGCGGGTCGCCCTGCCCTACACGCACATCTGGCGTGCTCGCGTGATCCATCGGACGGTTGACTTCTGAGTCACGCGACAGAAAGAGGAGAGGAGAGAGATGGCAAGGAACATCAAGATCGTCGGCGTGGCGCTGCTCCTCGCAGCGTCAGCCATGTCCCTACTCGCGGGGATCGTCCTCGCGACAACGAGCGAGGTCGTCGACCCACAGACCATTGACTTCGCGCTTCTGCTGACCGCAGGCGGTATCCCCATTGCGGGCGCGATCGTGTCCTCGATCCTTGAGGTTGCGAAGCGCCTTCCGCTCGTGCCTGGCCACGAGAGCGTGTTCTCGATGATCGTCGATGCGGTGTTGATCGCGATTGCGTTCAACCAGACCGGTGCTCAGCTGACCGTCGCCAGTGGGTTCCTTACATTCATGGCGTGGGTCAACCTGGCAGGTTTCACCTCAGCGTTCTACGACAAGGCGCTCAAGCCCTCTGGCGTGGCCGCGAGCCTGTCCGGTACATCGAAGTAGGTGATCGGAGGGGGTTGTTGTGCCAGTCGTCACCGCCGACACAATCCCCTTCGACCAGCTCCTGGGGCCCCTCGGGCTCACAGTCGCGGCGATCCTGCTGATTTGGTACGGCGGCAAAGTCCTGCTCTCGCTCGTCCGGGAGTACATCCTCGACGTCAAAACGGCGCGTGATCGATGGCAGTCGATCGCCGAAACATCCAGCAAGGGCATGGCCGATCTGACCGTTGCCGTGCAGGCCCTCACGGGTTCTGTGGAAGCCTTGCGAAAACAGCGCGAGACGGCGCTAAAAGAGGCCGTTGAGGAGATCATTCGCAGGTTACAGGACACTTCCCCGAACGGGGGTGTGCGACGATGATGTCGTTGATGAAGCTTCTACAGCAGGTGGCCACCATGTTCCTTCGTCAGAATCCCAAGGTGCCAGACGAAGAGCACAAGGCACTCGCCGAAGCAGAGCGACGACATCGTCAGCGCCTTCAGGCCCAAGCCGAGGCGACCAAACGAGCATTGGCCACTGCCGACCAGGTCTTTCAGGTTGTCGCGAAACGGAGAGGTAGCGGGTGAAGCTCTACGCACTGATCGTGGCGCTGCTCATGGTGCCAACGGTGATCGCTCTGGCGATCGGCGTTGACCCAGGCATCGCGATCACTGTGTCCATCGTGACGACGTTCTTGGGGGCGATTGTGGCCCTCCTCGATCTCTACCGCATCTACTACTCGACCCCGCGGCCCCGATCTCAGTTTTTTCGGATGCTGCTTGATGCCAATAGCCTCAAGCTGCTGACCTTCACCTGGTTCGCCTATGTCATCGTGGGGACGATCCTGACTCGCTACAAGCTCGTCGATCTGCCTCTGCCAGATCCAGTTGCCCGCTCGTTTGTCTCCGGGATTGTGACGGTCGCGTTTCTGGCGGCCACGATCTACTACGCGATCCGAACGCGCGGCATCATCAAGTCCATGATCCCGCCTGAGGTGTCTTCTGAAATGCCCACTGATGGCACCGACGGGGTGCCCCTTCCTCCAGACGGTTGACCGGGCCGGGGCTGTACCGTCGGCCCCGTCGCCCACTCGCCCCAGAAGCCCTCGCGCAGCCCCACGGCTTGCCGTTGCGGTGCCCAAAATGCACCGCCTACTACGGCAGGTTGAAGCTGCCTGGTGAGAAGGCTGAGCCGTGCCCGCACTGCGGCACGGAACTCGTCCGTGCTCGAAGACGCCCAGCCTGACCGGGCCACACCTAGCCATGCCCTGCCCAGCCACGCCGCACCATGCCCAGCCACGGCTAGCCCAACCTAGCCGCGCCGCTTGCTTGACAAGCCTACCAGAACACACCTAGAATGCTTGACAATGCGGTGTTCGACGGAGCATCGCAGGGTGATGCCGGAATGACCGGGGCTTCGCGGCCCCTGGTGAAACGGAGCGCCCGGTTCAGGAAACGCCAGCGTTGTCAAGGCCTACGAGGGTGAGGCGCGCAGGTGGAGGAGACCCGGACCATCGACCAAAGGGTTGATGGCGAGGGAGGTGATCTCTGAACGACTAGTCAGCTAGCCACTGACGACGGGTGTGTCGGACGCAAGTTGTACTTGAACCACAAGTCGCGACGTCCGTGCGGGTAGGCAGTCCCGCCACCATGTAAAAACCCCCTGGAAGGGCAGCCCCGCAAGGGTCTGTCAGTCCAGGGGGTTTCAGTTTGTCCTGGTGGGCGGCGCTGGACTTGAACCAGCGGCCTTCTGGATGTCGACCAGATGCTCTGACCAACTGAGCTAGCCGCCCCGATGGCGCCGACGGCAGGAGTCGAACCCGCGACATGCTGGGTAGAAACCAGCCGCTCTGTCCACTGAGCTACGTCGGCGAAGGCGGCACAGGGCCGGGACTCGAACCCAGACCTCTGGCTGTCGAGGCACTCACCAGCCAGCGCGCTGACCCCAGCGCTTCCCTATGCCATGGAGACGGCTGCCCACGACCCTGGGCTCGGTCCTTCGATCGGCAGAGTGCTCGCCCGGGCGGAACCGGGTCCGGTCTCACCGTCTCTGTCTGGTTGGCGGGACTGCCGCGGACATCCCGTCTGCCGCCATGTTGATTGGTTGCCGGGGCTGGACTCGAACCAGCGATTGCCGCGTTCAGAGCGCGGTGCCTTACCTACTTGGCCACCCGGCACTATGATGAACATCTTGGCGAGGCCAGGCCGGGCACGGTGGGCCATGGCTCGGCACGGCGAGGCAAGCCCAGGCATGGCGTGGCGTGGTTCAGCTCTTGTGGGGTCGCGGTGGGCCCGGAGGCCCGTGCATCACGGGTCCGTTCGCCACCAGGCGACGCCAGAGCTGAAGATGATTTTCGGTTGACACTCCGTGACGGTCCACGTACGGGTCGCCCCCGTAGCGCGGCTTGGCCGAGAGGGTTGCCCTCTTGACCTTCTTGGATTGCTTGTCGACGCCCATGATGTCCCTTGCGCGGGACGGCGGCCGTCATGTGGACGGCACTTCGTGATGCCGTCCCTATCGCGTGAACATCGAGAGCCTCCTTCGGATGCCCCTGGACCACTCGCTACCCATCCCCGTTGTGCGCTTCAGGGGGCAAGCCCTATTTGCTCGGGGCCAAAGCCTTGTCCGTCCAGGGGCAAGCACTCTACCTGATCAGTCCTCCGGTCCATTGGAAATCTGACCAGGAATGGCAGGCTAACACGTTCAGTCAGGTTGTCAAGCGTTCCATGCCATGCCATGCCACGCCCTAGCCCAGCCCCACCTTGCCCTGCCTCGCCGAGCCCCGGCCCGCTCAGGCCTTGCCCTGCCCGGCCGCGCCACGGCCTACCAGCGTATCGTGACCGGGCCGACTCCGGTGATGCCCAGAGCACGGGCAACATCGAAGTACAGATCGATGATCTTCTCGCCCGGCTTGCCCTTCGAGCACTGACACCAGTCGATGAGCTTCACGCGGATGCCGTTGACGGTGACGACCCGGCCGCGCCAGTCGCCGAGCGCCGCACGGAGCTTCGGGCCAGCTGCGGCATAGGCATCGAAGCCTGGCCCGTCTGGGTAGGCGTAGCGGCAAGCCGAGACACCAGCGCGGCAATACCAGCTGGCTTGCCCAGAAATCGACCGGCCGATGGAAGCTTCCGGTCGTGATCGATCTACATGGTGCTGCACCTCAACGATCGGCTTGTTCGGCAGCTTGATCACCGGCCGCTGCCCGGGCATTGGCTCGGGGAAATCGTAGATGACCTGCGGAACGGTCACCGGCGCGAACGCCGCGTCAGGGATCGATCGAGGTGCTGACGGCGCCACCGCGGTGGCTGGCGCCGCCAGCAAGATCACCATGCCAAGCCCCGCCATGCCGCGCCGAGCCCAGCCGTGGCTGGCCACGCCTGACCTAGCCATGCCGAACCAAGCCAGACCCCGCCTCGCCCTGCCCCGCCATGCCAGACCCTGGCCAGCCACGGCACGCCTCGCCAATGTGCCTAGTACGCCCACTCCATGAAGAGCAGTGAGGCGTACAGGATGGCCAGCGCGTCCTTCGTTCGGTAGTGGGTCGTTCGCCCTGGCGGGAGCGGCAGTGCGTTGCGCTCGGCGCGGTCGTTGAGCCATCGGGCGGTGTCCTCCACACGTTCGCCACCGAAGACTCGCCAGGTTACCTCGAAGCCCCGAATCGAGGTGCCGCGCAGCTTGCGCATCGCACGCCTTGTCCGGAGCCGATGCTCGCCGTTGGTGATGTAGCTGTTGGTGTCGGACTCCTTCGCGGTCAACCAGCGGGCGAACTCGGGGTGCCATTGCGGCGCTCCGTCGTCGGCTGTGTCGCGACTGTGGATGCGGATCGGGATCTCGCGCTCGAACTCTGCACGGAAGTGCTTGAGCAGGCGCTCCGACTGGGTGAGCATCTGCGCGGTCGCGTCCATCGCGCGCACTGTATACCAGCGCCGACCCCGATTACAGCAGGCACCTCACGGGACGGAGCTACTGGCGTTGCCACGCCGGGCCTCTCATCAACCCCGGCGCTTCCGTGGGAGCGAGCCACATGTCTGTTGTCTCTGCGCCAGCCCGGCTTGCGTCCCGAAGGCGTCGCAGCCGATACCGTCGACCCCCACCTGTTTCCCGGGCGCTGGTATACAGCCAGAGTCTAGAGCTTGATGTGTTTGCTCCAGATGTCATCTGGGTCGAACTCGCCCACTCGCTCCAGCCTGCCTGTGTACGCGAAGGCGTAGGCGGGCACGCGGATGTCCATCGCCTTCTCGACGACGTGCGCCGTGCCGCCTGACATCGCTCGCTCCGGTGAGAACACGGCCAGGACGAGATCGGCGCCAGTGACCATGTCCATGTCCCGGTTGAAGACCTCCTGGCGACCGCCGGGTGCAGGCACGCGCCACTCGATCGGGATGCCATAGTCGCGACACTGGAACGCCACGGCCTCTTCGAGCGGTCCCGGCTCGGTCTCCCGGCCGCGCCGCATGATCACTGTCGGGTCATCCATCACGCGAATGACATCGAACAGCCACCAAGCCGCCCCGTCAGCATCCTCGATGTCCCGAGAACCAGCTACAACAACCCTTGCCACGCCTCACCCGGCCTTGCCTCGCCTTGCCCAGCCCTGGCTAGCCTCGCCACGCCTCCCCCAGCCCAGCCTTGCCCAGCCAGACCTCGCCTAGCCACGGCTTGCCCGGCCTAGCCAACCCCAGCCGTGCCTCGGCAGGCCGTGCCTCGCCATGAACGTCAATCGTGCCCGGCGTCGTCCAGGATTTCAAGCTCGATCCGGGCGTCGGCCTTGCGCACCCCGAGTTTGGGCGGGAACGTACACCAAACGAATCTGGAATCATCGACGCCAATGGCCGCCTGGATCACGTCGCTCAGGGCCTTCAACAAGTTGTCTGAATCGATCGGTCGAACCAGGAACGGGCGGACCTTGATCCTGATGTAGCCCTCGGCGGGTGGTTTCCAGCCGTTGCGCGGCGCCGCCCGCAGAAGCCAGAGCGAGTCCTCATGGAACCGTGTGCCCTCCTCGGTCTTCGCGATCCCGTGGAACCGCCGCCCATCTCGCGCTGTTCGCAGCACCACGCGGTACAGACTGTTGACCGATGGCGGACGCGGGATGATGACGGTCCATGCCATGCCCTACCTTGCCTCGCCCCGCTCCACCAGGCCACGGCTCGCCCGAGCGAACCAAGCCTCACCTCGCCCAGCCTGACCTAGCCTTGGCCCACCACTCCAGGCCATGGCGTGCCTTGTCACGCCGCGCTCGCTGATCGTATCGCACGACCCTTCTTGCCCGCACATTGCGCAGAGCAGGTCGTGCCGTAGCCTCTGCGGACGTCGGCCCAGCGGGGTTTGAAGTTCCGGCCGCAGACCTCACAGGAAGCCGTGTACGCGCGCGCGAGGGCGAACTCGTGGGCCAAGCGACGAGCCTTCTGGCGCTGGCAGCTGAGGCAACAAGCAACGAGGTTGCCCTTCTCGTTTTCGCCGCCAGCATCGAACGGGACGACGTGATCAAACGAGCAATCGAGGGGCGTGATCCCAATGCCGCAGTAGGGGCATTGGTAGGCGGTGTGCAGGAACACCTTGAGCAGGTCACCCGAGACGACCCGGCCGTTGCGTCCCAGCCTCGCAGCCCGGGCGTTCATACTGCCCGCAAGTCGGACGAACCGGCGCTGTACAGCGGTCTGGGTCATCAGCGCATGCAGATCTGCTGGCCGAAGGCGTGGTGCTCGAACACTGGGTCTTCGCGCGGTGGGTAGAGGAATCGGCGCCGCTCGGGGTCGAGGTCGCGGCCAGGCCCGTAGGTCGCCCACATGTATGTCGCGAAATCACGGGGCATCCCGAACCGGTCGAGGTTCGGGCGGAACAGGTCGCGCGGGCGGCCGTACTCGGTACTGATCAACGCGGGATCGGGCGGCGGAAGCGGCGGGACGTAACCCATCAGTCAAGATCTCGCTTGGCCGGGCAAAGCCAGCAGATGTAGCCGATGATCGTGATCTCGGCGCCGTTCTCGGTCATCTTCCAATCTTCGCGGGGTACCCAGGTGTGGACCCAGAACAGGTGCTTGAACCAGGCCCAGAAGCGCCAGATGGCGAACTCTGGGTCATTCATCCTCGGTGTCTTCCACCACTGCGAGAGCCAGGTAGACACGGAGTTCGGGTCGATGCGCTGTGTTCCACTGATAGCCAGCACGCGCTCCGGCCTCGGTGTGGCCCTCACAGAGCGCGACCAGGTGGGTCTCGTCACTCGGCGCTCGCAGGCCCATCCGGGCCTGGTCCTTGATGTGGTCCAAGGTTGAGCGACCCCAGCACAGTCCCCACTGTGACGGGTCGACGAGGGGCGCCACGCACGTCTGTCCCTTCGCGTGCAGGCCCGCTGCCCGCATCGCCGCGTAGTCCCGATTCAGCACCAGCTGGCGCAGCTCCGGTGAGACTGGGTCCTTCCTGGCCACGAGCCTGGTCCCTCGCCAGCGGCTTGTCTTCGAGCCGCCGGAGCCCATCGCTCCGAGCCAGGGTCCGGAAGAGCCCCATCGGATTACGAACGCCAGTGAATGTAGCGGTCTGGACGGCCGCGAGGAAGGCCAGGGCGCAGTTGCTGGCTGGATACGGGCACATCTCGGAGTCCCAGTATGGATTCACCGTGGCGCAGTGCCTGAGTCGCCAGGTCCGGCGCAGATCGCCAAACGGGACTGGCTTCGAGGGCCACAGCGCCGCCACGCGCGGGTCCACCTCCCGACGGAGGAAGGTTGTGTGGAAGATGCAGCGCGGTCCGGTGGGCTTCACTCCGCCTCCTCGTCCATGCCACCAATGGCTCGATCGTAGGCCAGGATCGCTGCTCCCTTCGGGGTCAGCTCCAGGTTGAGGTCGCGATCGACAGGTCGAGGGCGATGCCTGGAGGCCTTGGCCTTGGCCTTGCGTTGCAATCGGCGCTTCTCGGGGTTCACCTGGCTGGAAGGGCGGCAGCCCCGAGGCCAGTTCGGGCCCCGGGAGGCGCCCCCCAGATGAATGTTTCCACCACAGTACGGGTCTCTTTGAGGAACGTCTCTACTGTGGTGGAAACATTCTGGACCTGAGCGTCGGCGGCGACCCTGGCGCGCGTCCAGCCCTTACAGCCCTTGACGGTCGTCACGACTGCAAGGATGGCCATCCTCTCCAGCGCCCGGATGGCAGCCCAGGCACCCTTCACGCTGTAGCCAGTGCGGGCCGCGATCTCGCGATTGGTGTGCTTGCGGCCATCGAACAACACGGCGGCGACGCTGACGTACTTCGCGGGCACCCAGAAGACGCGGTGCATGCCCTTCACGACAATGGGTTGTGGGTTCGTCCCTGCGAGGCGGCGCTGCCAGTCGACTGGTGTTGTCAAGCGGCCCAGGGGAGCGGTATAGTCCCTGTGGGACATGGGAAGCTCGTTCCTTCCTGTGTTGGGGCCCCGGCGCTGTCAGACTCGTCGGGGCCCTTTTCTATGCCCGTCTGCGGGCGACGTACCAAGGCTGTCGAAGGTACTCCTCCTGCAATGCCGCTGCAAGGCTAGTTGACAGGCAGCTCCGGATCGATCTCATCACTGCCCCGCACGACCCAGTCGAGCGACTGATCCATGATCGGCGGGCCGAGGTCAACGAGGATGTTCGCCGCGGCTTCGGGATGTTTTGCGGCCAGACGCAGGCCCACGGCCAGGCCGATCAGCAGCAGGGCGTCGCGGTCATCGTTGGAGAAGGACGCGAACCGGCGCAGGAAGACCAGTAGCCGAGCCTTCTGGAGCCCGACGACCAGATCATCCACTCCGGCCTTCAAGGGCCACGATGCCCGTGCCCTGACACTTCGAGCAGCGCCCCTCCCGGTCGAGGGGGTCGTGGGTGAACGTATCGGCGGGCAGCAGCACGCCCTTGCGGTCGCGCCGTTCCGGGCGTAGCGTGCCGCGACAACGGGGGCACACCTTGACGTCGCCGAAGACGAGTTTCTGAGGGTTCTCCACAGGTACTGTGGGTTCGTCGGGGATATTGTCGAACGCGGTGATCTCGGTCTTGGCGCGCTTCTCGGCGAGCCAGGCCCGGTGCGCTGCCGACGAGGCATGGTCGCCGTAGGGCAGGGTGTAGGTGCCGCCACAGTCCCAGCAGGTCAGCTCACGCAGCCTGTAGCCACCATCTGGTGTTCGCTCGATCGGGAACTGCCGTTCAGGCACGGCCCATATCCTCCTTGGTCCGCCGAACTTCTTCCTGGATGCTCTTGATCAGCCGCAGCTCGCGATTCATCTCGGTCACGATGGCTGGCTCGCTGATCGATGCCAGTACCTGCTTGACCTGCGCCCGCTGGCGCGAGACGTCGAGCCAGGTCAGATGGAGCAGGTTGTCGAGGTAGTCGATCTGTTCCGGGCGAACCCGGATGCGGCCGTTGGTGTACTCAGGCTCAGGCATCCGGCCCGGCCTCCTCGCCGACCTGAGCCTCCTCGTCGTTGCTCAGCGACTCGATGACCTGACCGATCTCCTCGCCCGACAGAGCTTCGAGGAACAGCTTGGCGTCGCCAAAGTTGCGAAACTCCAGGTCGGGCTTGCCGAGGATGATCTCGATGGCTCCAGCCAGCCGTTGTGGCGTGAGGCCCAGCGACGCCACCAGCCGACTGACGGCCTGGACCTGGGCCAGCGTGGCAGTGCTGGAGCGGCCGCCCCGGGCGACGCTCTCAACGATCGTCTCCTTGACCTCAACCGCCTGGACTGGCGCCACGGCGCGCTCGCGGGCAGAGGCGCGCTTGTCCGTTTCGGGGTCGTCCTCAATGTCGCGATCGGCACCGCCGAGCATGAACAGCTTGATCAGGAAGTTCTTGAGCGCCGCGGTGTACGCCTTGTTGGCGCCCTTGTCGCCGGAGTCGTCGCCGTAGCCCACGGCCTCACCCGTGAACGTATCGCCGCTCAGGCCATCAATGACCCGGAAGACAACGTGCAGACGAGTGAGCATCGAGCGTCCGCCGCGCTGCGTCTCCTGGTTGATCGGCTCCTGCTCGGTGACGGTGTCCGGCACGATGATGATGTGCTGCTTGGCCAGCTTTGGCCGGATCAGCCCCAGGACTTGCTTGTCGGTGACGAACTTGTACTTGAAGTGCTGGTTCTCGCCCTCCGGCTTGACCTCGGGCAGGCTGGCGGTGATCTTCGCGATCCGGCTGACGAGCGAGAGCGGCTCGCCCTTGGCATCGGTGTAGATGCCATCGACCGACTCGGGCTCGAAGATCCGCTTCGCCTCCTCGAACACCGCACGCCCCTCTTCGGGAGTCATCTCCGGTCGCGGTGGGTTCTCCGGCGGCGGGGGGGTATCAGGCAGGGGATTGACCCGGGTCTTCGTTGCCGTGGCCATCAGCGAACCTCCTTGCTAGCGCAATCTGGCGTCAGGGCAGATCTTCCGGTACGGGCACCAGCGACAGGCGAGCGTTTGGTTGCCCAGTGGCGGAAAGCGACCGACGTTGATGCTCGCGACCGCTTCCTCAACGTCGGTCGCGAAGTCCAGTATGTCCTCCTCGGTGATGTCAAGCAAGACTGGTACGAACTGCGGCGGGCGGTCCCGGTTGCCCCGGATGATGTAGTCCAGCTGGACCGCCGCGATGTCGCCGTACCGCTGTCGGGCCATCAGGTAGTAGCCGATCATCGGGCGCTTGTATTGGTCTGGGTTGGGCTTCTTCGAGGTGAACTTGTGGTCCCGGAGCCGCAGGCCACCGTCGGGCATCCGATCGATCAGGTCGAGGGTGCCGGTCCAGGTGTGGCCGTTGATCGTGGCCGCCATCGGCTCCTCGAAAGCGACTACGTCGATGGTCGGCGCGACCTGCCGGGCGTAGAAGCCGACCGCCTGGAGCCCCGAGCGACGGTATGTCTCGGCGCTCTCGGCAGGCTGGTTATTCTTCGGGCGGCTGTTCTTGGTGGTCTCAGCCCAGAAATGGTTGAACGCCTCTTCGTAGATCTGTAGCGGCGCCAGCATGGCGGTCGCCTTCTGGTACCGGAAGGCCGCCTCGACCGCCTCGTGCGCCGCTACCCCCAGTGCCATCTTGTAGCTGAGGGGCATCTCCTTGCGCCAGAGGTACTGGTACATCCACTCGCGCGGGCACTCGAACCAGGTGTTCAGAGAGCTGCCGCTCAGCACCAGGGGATTCATGCCAGCATCATCAGGTCTCCCCGTGACAGCTGACTGTCACGACCATGCCTTGCCACGCCTAGCCACGCCGCGCCTAGCCCTGGCTCACCAAGCCAAACCCCGCCATGCCCCGCCATGCCCAGCCATACCCGGCCCAGCCATGCCAAGGCGTTGAGGCTAGCCCGTCTTGTTCGGGCGAGCCACCCCCTTGATGTAGGTTGCGTCAGCCTTGAACCCGCGAACGTGTACGGGATTGTTCGCCAAATACGGGCACTCTTCGCAGGCGAAGCGATTGGCCCGCTGGGGCTTGAACTCGTGGAGCTTGAGCTTCTCAACCATCGGTCAACGAACGAGCGTCGGCTCGGGCCAAGATGGCATCGAGCGCCTCACGCCGCTGCCTGCCCAGGTTGTGTCGTACGTGAGAGCTGAGGGCAGACTTCGGATTGCGCAGGACGATCGCGCGGACCCGCCGTTCGGCAGTCCGGTCGTGAGGCTGGTGGAGATGGAGGTCCAGGGCACGCCGCAGAACCTGAACCAGAAGCCGTTGTGAGAGTGGGTCGACGCGCGGTGCTGGCATTGGTCAATCATCGTACGAAGGATCAGCGTGATCAATGGGCTTCTTCGCCCAGCGCCAGGCCGCCTTACGAGTGACCGCTCGGTGCTCCGTGAAAACCTCATCAAAAAAATCCCGCGCGGGCACGGCGAGCAGCGCCCGAAGCGTCGCTCGTTGCGTGTCCCACGCGGGAGAAGGTAGTCGTACGCGGAGCGCGCGAAGCGCTCCCTTGGCCCACTGGATACGTTCCCAGTAGAGTTCCCACGCTTGCCGTGGGCCGTGACCATGTTCACGCGGCGGCCAGTATCCCGAGATCCGCCACACGAAGTTGCGGATGCTCGACCGGCGCATGGCCCGCTCGAAATAGTGGAACCGGCCGTCGGCGCCCCAGCGCCCAGCCTCATGGTTCAGACCGTGCTTGCCGCTCGTGTCGAGATCGCAGCCGGTGCAGACGTCGACCCCAAGACGTTCACCAAGCTCGCGGTAGGTCGTCACGGTGTGTGACCTTACCATGCCAAGGCTAGCCTCGGCTTCGCTTGCCGTGCCCGAGCCCGACCCCGCCAGACCAGACCAGACCACCGCTTGCCTTGCCACGCCTTGCCGTGCCAAGCCCCACCTCGCCATCGCAGACCTAGCCGCGGCTAGCCTCCGCTTTCCCCGCCCCACCAATGCCACGGCGTAGCAAGCCCTGCCGCACCCCGCCGCTCATCGCCTTGACTTGAAGAACTGACGACGATGTGCTCGGAACGGAGCGAGATCGAGCGCAGGGCCCGTCCAGTTGCCGCACGAGCAGGTCAGCTCGTCAGTGATGTAGTTGATGGACTCAACGGTGTGTCGCTCTGTCCCGAACGCCCGCTGCTTCGCAAGCGCCGCAGGGCTGAGCATCCGAGGGTTCCTTGTTGCCATGTTGATCTCCTGTACGCGTAGATGAACCTCGCCCTGCCTGGGCCAGCCCCCGCCAATGCCCCCGCTTGCCAACGCCCGGCCGCACCAAACCCCGCCGAACCCAGCCCCGGCATCGCTTGCCTCGCCGAGCCTTGCCGTACCGGTCCCGGCCTTCGCCAATGCGAGCCTGGCCACGCCGCACCTAGCCTCCGCTTGGCTTGCCTTTAGTATGTGAAGCCTTGGCATGGCGCGGCGTGGCTTGGCGGGGCGGGCTGAGGCTCGGTCAGCCTTGGTGCGGCATGGCGAGGCATGGCATGGTGATCAGCCGCCGAAGTGACTTTCGCCACCGAAGATGCTGATCAGATGATCTGCGTACTGATAGAACCCATCAACCCGCACGCCGCACGCACAGGTGCGGATCGCGAAGTCAGCTAGATCCTCGTCGTCCTTGAGCCGCGAGAAGGTGTAGTTGACGACCTTCTCGTGGATTGCTTCCTCATCCTCGTCAGAGAGACTCGGGATGTGCGCCTTGATCGTGTCGATCACGACGGCCTTGACCGGGTTGTACGGCTCGTCGCTCACTCGCGCATCTCCGACGCCGCCATCCCAGCGATCAATGCAGCCAGGCCGACAGCAACCCCAGCGATGACCGTGGTGACCAACGCAAAGTCACGCGAATGCGTGACGACGTCGGTTGTCGGCGGCGGTGTCGACGGGACCATCGTCACGATGTCCGGCTGTGACAACAGGTACAGCCCGAAGCCGAAGAAGATCAGCGCCGCACCCACGACGCTGATCGCGATGATGGCGAGGATGCGGTTCCTCACTTCGCACTTGCCGCCATGTAGGCGGTGTTGCTCGTGGTCCACTGTTGCTTCCAGCCCCAGTCGTCCTGGACGTACTGCGCGAACTCGGCCTCGGTCAGCTCGACGTTGTCCTCGATGTCCATCTCGTACATCCGGATACGCCGATCGTAGTCACGGGTGTGATCCTCAGGCATCGGCAGGTTCACGCTGATCGCCCGCTTGATGCCCTTCTTCGCCTCAGCGAGGCGTGCCTTCAGGATCTCGACGGCCGTCTTCTCGAAGCCGTCAAGGGCCTTCTCGAACTCAGCGCGATGGTTCTCGCGGTTCGCCTGAAGTGCCTTGATCAGGTCGCGCTTGTTGACGACCACGAGGTTCTCGCCATTGTCGTTACGGTGCATTACACAACTGCTCCTGAGTTGTACTGGTCGATGACTTCGAGAACGCGGGTCTGCCAGCGCTCGACGTCTTGCATGTCTGGCCCGAAGCGCGCCGCGTACGCGATCGGCGTCTCTTCTGAGTGGATCACTCGGTCGCCATCGTTGTGATCGAAGACGACAAGAGTGCCTCTGTAGCCGTCGCTGTCGGCGTACTGGACCTCGACTTGATACCGACCGTCAAGGCGTGACCACCAGGCCACGCCTTTGACGACCGGATCGTCGGAGTCCCACGCCGCCAGTGGGCGCAGGTTCTCGGTCATGCCGCGGGCGTGACCTCGAACCGGGTCACCTGATAGCGGCCGAAGCTCGGGCGGAAGTCAGCCATCCCGACCAGTCGGCCAGCCTGAGTGATCGTGTCAAGAAGGTCTTGAGGCGAGATGTACTCGGGAGACTGGCAGAGCAGATCGAACGTGACCGTCCAGCCAGCCCGCAGCGCCGGTCGCTCCCGCGTCACACCAGATCGCTGCACGGTCACCCGGCGGCGGTCGATGTAGTCGGGCTCCTTGGCGCCGGTATCGGCAAGGTCGGTCAGGCTGATGATGCTCGCCTGGTACAGGTCCATCGCCGACTTCCGTGGCGAGCGAGGGTCCTGCTTGAACTTCGCAGCGGTGATGATCGAGCGCCGCAGGTACTCACCGGGGATGCCGATGTTGCCGTTGTCGGCGCGATACAAGTACGACTCGACGTCGTCTGACTTCTTCGCCTTGCTGTTCTTCGCAGCGGCGGCCTTGGCAGCGACCGCTTCGTTGCTCCATCTGTGAAACAAGATCGCGCTCACGCCCTGGATCGTGACTCGCGCCACGAAGGGCTCCTGAAACTTGATGATTGGTTCGCCGTCGTTGCTGACGGGATCGAGGGCGGTCAGCTCTCTGCCGTTCTCGATGTCGGTGGTGCTCATTGCACGTCTCCTTGTACGCTGTAGGCCGTGGCGTGGCTAGGCATGGCTAGCCGTGGCTCGGCATGGTTTGGCTCGGCGTGCCTTGGCTTGGCAAGGCGTGGCATGGGAGGCTGCGGCATCATCGCCGCAGCCTCATTCTCAATCGAGTCAGTCAGTTGCCCACGAGCACCTGCGGCCGTGAGACGGTCTCACGAGCCATCTTCTCGGCCAGGCGCGTGTTCGCCTCCTTCTGACGGGCGACTTCGGCCTCGGCCTTGCGCTTCTCGTCACGCAGGGTGCGAGTCTCGCGTTGGGCGGCGAGCATGTCCTCGCGCCAGCCTTCGGCCTGCTTGAGCCGCTGCTCCAGTTCCGCGATGTAGGGCAGGACCTTGACCACACCCTCCAGTTCGTCGTCTCGCTGGAGATGGACGCCCTTGAGCACCTTCTCGCGGTCGATCACGACGCCCATCGCCTCGATCTCCTTGAGCTTGGCGATGACGAACTCGTTGCGGTTCTCGTACTGACGAGCGGCCTCAACGAAGGCGGCAGGCTCATCCTTGCGCATCTCACGGAACTGGGCGCGCAACTCAGGTGTGGCAAGCGCCTCACCGAGGGTCGGAGCATCCTCACCCACGACTGCCTCGACGGGCTCGTCCTTGTCGTTGGTGCGGACGGCGACGCGCTCGACGTCGTAGACCGGCTTCTCAGGTACATCCCGGCTGAGCACCTTCTTGTTGCCGATGGCGCTCACCTTCATGTAGCCGCCATTGGCAAAGTGCTTGGCGATGAGCTTGGCGCCCTCGTCAGCGCTCATCTTGAGCGTATTCGTGGTGCCTCGGGTTGGCCACAGGCTTTCGCCCTGATCGTTGGTCCGGGGGTCATAGTGCGCCTTGCGGCTGAGAAGCCCGAGCGTCTCCATCAATTTCATGCGCTCATCCATGCCCGTGGTGGACGCGCGCGACACGTGCCCTACCTCGATAGGCAGGGCCTGGAGCAACACGGTCGTGTTGCCCTCCACGATCGGTGCGCCGGGCAGTGTGTGCAGCCATCGCCAGACGGCGATGGTGCTCTTGGCCGCGTCTGTGCGGCTCAGTCTGGACATACGTCCTCCTCGTGTGATGCGGCCGCAGCAGAGCGGCCCTCAGCGTGATACGGCGCCGGGTTCATCAAACCCGCCGCCACGAAGTCAGTGGACTTGCCCGAGGGAGTCACGATGAAGTGATTCTCGAAGTACAAGCCCAGTGCGTTCGCCTGATCCATGATCGCCGCCGTCAACTTCTGATCGGTCGTGGTCGGGCGCGGGTTATCAGACGGGTGGTTGTGCGCGACCATAAACCGGTCGCAGCCCGACGCCAAGATCGCGCTGAACAATGCGGGCAGATTGACCATCACGCCTGCATACGTCCCCCGTGCGATCTCGATGATCGTTCGGACTTTCATCTCGGCGTCATAGGTGATCACCCAGAACACCTCTTGCGCCTCGTTTGCCAATCCCAGACGAGCCAAGGTCTCTGGTACACGTGACGCACACGTGATCGTCTGCGTCGAGAGCACGTCGAGCCGAATGGCTCCGATCTGGAGAATGACCTGTGGTTTGGTATCTGCGTCGTCCGGGTCCCGTGTGATCACGGGAGTGCCATCGGCTCGGGCGCGGATTCTTGTGTGGGCGCTCAGGGCGCTACCTCCTTGATCCATCAATGTGTTGAGAACCTTAGTCGGTTGTCTGACGTTTGTCAAGCATCCGTATCGGCCCTACTTGCAGTTGCCCATCGACAAAGTACGTCGAGTACCGGTAGGCGACCTTTGCGTCGGCGTCCCAGCCATGGAACTCGATCTCGCCAGTGAAGTCGGTGACCTGCACCCAGCGCTTGTTCACGCGGGTTGCGATCCCGGCAAATCGAGACAGCCCGGTGGCCGTCGGGTCGCTTTGATCCTCGACGTCGTATTCCTCATGCCACAGTGTTCCGTCCTCACGGATCTCGTAGTCTTCGAGGAAGCAGTCGAGGCTCTTGGTCTGGAACTCGTTGATCGTCTCGCCATCGGGCAGCGGGACTTTGACGACGATGTCGTCGTACATGCCCATTTCACACCTCCAGGTTGATCTTCGTGATTGAGCACGTCTCGGCGAGAGCCACCGGCCAGCGCACGAGCTTGTCACGCTCACGTTCAATCTCGACGGGCGTGGCTGGGTCGATCCGGTACCACTTGATCTGCTGCTGGCTGAACAGCCTCGCGAGCTTCTCGGTCAGGTCGTACAGCTGCCCGTAGGGCACCTTGCAGAACGCCGTCGCCACCCTGCCATTCACGCCGCTCCGGTAACGGATGCGGATGATCCTCGGGCTATCCATGGTCGTACTTGAGTGTCTCGCCGCCGTGGCTGTGCTCCGTCTCGCCGCCAGCATGTGCGTGAGTGGACTTGTTCGTCCCGTCAGGATCACTGTGTGAATGCTCGTTGTCGGCGGGCTGGGAGAGGCGCTGGTATTCGGCGGCGATCTCAGGAGCGAGTGCGCGCGCCTCGTCGATACCGACGTGAACCCGCGTACCTCGTGTCCCCCACCGCATCGCCCGCGCCAGCCGCTCCACATCCAGCGAGGGTTCGCGGGATGCAACTTCGGCCACCAGCGCGTCGAGTTTCGACACCGGGATCGTGATGGTCGGTTCCAGCGAGGGTGCCGACGTGGGCGCAGCCCATGTCGTTGGTTCGCTTGCGGGCTGGGAGGCTCGGAGTCCGGCGTCGTAGAGGGCGGCGGCTTCTGAGCGAAGGTCGTCGCCAGTCGGATATGCCTTCCGGCCCGGACTCGCGTACAGATCGAACAGCACCGCCGCGATCCGCTCGATCTCCGTGTCACGGGAGGCATTCATACGTCGGTAGTCATCGGACTTCCACCGCATAGGGGCAACGCTGGTTGCCGCACCACACAGACCGAGGATGCGGGACGTGGGTGAACGATGCCCACCACGTCAGGAACCGGGCGCGACGGTGCAGCAATTGACTGCGCGCCCTGTGAATACGCTCGTTCACGTCCGCTCCTCCGTCTCTGGCGGCTTCTGGCTCTCTTGGGAACGGAGGGCGGCGCGGGCCAAGGCAATCACGTTGAGCGTGGAGTTCCGGGCGTTCCGGCGAGTGACGTGCCTATCGCCGGACGTGTTCGTGAGTCCGTACTTGCGGATGAAGTGCTCGGCCACGTCTGCCGCCGCGTCGAACGCCTCGCCCACGTCAGCAGCACGTCGGATGGCAGCGTCACGCTCGACCCGCATCTGCTCGGCGTCGCAGGGCCACGGCTGAGCGTCGATGTCGCACCACAGGCCGTGCAGATCACCAAGCCGGTCGGTTGAGACGTGCCGCCACTCCGCGCTCACGCCTTCACCTGGGCGCGAACCTTGCCCAAGAACCGGATCGTGTCCATGTCGTGAGCGAGTTCAGCGTGGATGTCACGGTGCCACTCGTCGACGGCCTTCTCGACCGCCGCCTCGATCTTCTTGCGCTGGCTCTCCAGCGTCTCACCTGAGCCAAAGGCCGCAGCCTTGGCCTTCTCTCGCGCGAGTTCCACGCGCGCCTCCAGATCGTTGATCTGCGTCTCGCTGAGCCCACGCTCAGCGAGGATCGGGCGATCCACCCGCCGCATCGCTTCGCGGTAGATCACCATGTTGTCACACGGCATCAAAGAGCCCCCTTTCCATGGGTGAGCGGGCGACCACGACTTGTGGCGCGCCCTCGACGACATCGACGGTGAGATCGCTCATCACCTCACGGATCACGTCCATCCGTGCCGCGAGCCGGAGCGATGCATCTGCGTCGTTGTCGATGTATGCCTGGCGCAGGGCACGTTCTGTGCCCCGCAGTTCACGCGTCAACGCGAACGACAGCACCTCGCGTTTCTCGAAAGTGCCGTGGTAGCCACGTTCGATCTTGACCTCGACGATCTTCTCGACCGTGCGGATCTTCTCGACGATCTTCTCGACGATCTTCTCGGTCACGCCGGTCTTCTCGATCATGCCGAGGCTGCCGACGCAGTAGTTGTAGACGTCGATGGCGGGTACTTCGTGGCTGTTCGAGCAGTAGCCCGTGCCGCTGTACCAGCCGGTACGTTGCACGATCGCGCAGGTCTTGCGCCTCGCCACCTCGAAGTTCGGAGTCCGGCCCGCGCCGTACCAGTTGATGTTCTTGGTGGTGATGAGGCCGAACTTCTTTCGGCCGAGCGCGACCATGTGACTCGGGCTGATGGAGTGCTCGTCCTGGCGCTGATAGCCGCCCCAGTACGACGCACGTGCCTGGAACGTGATCTTCTCGTCTTTACCGGGACGAGGCATGGTCCTCACCTGTGATCTCAAGTTCGATCACCTTGCGGGCGTAGGCCATCCGTCGCTCGAACGCCTCGGTGCCGATCGCTTTGACCCAGCACCAGCTGATCCGGCGAGCCACCAAGAGCGTCTCCGCATCATCGGGTAGATCCATCGCCTGACACCACTTGTCGAGCTGGCCCGCATAGAACTCCATGCGCGCGAACTGCTTGGTGAACGCCACAGCGACTGGATCGAAGTCTGGGAGCGCGAGCCACTCACGAACGCTCTGGTCGGCCATCGCCTCCAGATGCACGTCCGTTGCCACATGACTCGTCTCGTTCGTGAAGCGCCTGCGGCACAGGCCACATATACGCTCGGGCGGAGCGATTGACAACTCCGCCCGAGCCTCGCTCGCAGTCATGTGACGTGCGCGCGTGTGCTAGTTGAGAAGGTCAGGCTTCGGCGGTCGAAACCCGATCTTCGGTTCGGTGTTGTCGGACGCAGGCACGCCGAACTGCGGCAGGCCCATGATGTCCGAGAGCCGTGCGGGCGGCGCGTCAGGCGCCTGGAACCCGAGCTGGCCCTTGCTCTTGATCGCGTCGGTCATGGCGATCATCGCCAGCGTGAGTTTGGCAGCTTGCTTGGCATCCGCGGACTCGGTTGGATCAGCGAGAACCGCCTCGGAGAGGAGGCGGCCCATGATCCGCGAGGTGCGCTCGATCTCCAGATGTGCCGCCTCATGCTCAGGGGTGCCGTGTTCGTCCTCGTGGCCGATGACCTTCGCGAACGCGGCGAGATGCTCGCGGCTCGCGATCACGAACGGATGATCTTCGCCCCAGCCGTGCTTCACGGCGGGGCGCGTCACGAGCCGCTTGATGATCGCGAGGTCGATCTCTGGATCGCCCGTGTCCGGCGCTGGCATCCAATGTTGCGCCAGCGGTCGGCTGACCTTGCGGTTCACGATCGCGGCCATGACGTAGTTCTTGTGCTCGGCGTCACCTGCGGCGAAGTCGATCGCCTGAAGTGCCTCGTGCCACACTTCCGCCTGCTCGGTCGGCGTCGCGTAACCCTCGGGGGTCTTGCGAATCCAGACGAGCGCATCGCCGGTGGCCTTGGCCCAGCGCAGCATCTCCTTGAGCAGGTCCATCGGCCCGTCGCTCACGACTGCCAGGTAGCGGTGCTGTGCGGACGTGAGGACCTCGACATCATCGAAGTCGGGGTTGGTGACGCGCATGATGCGGGTGTCCACGACGGTCATGGACTTCGTCTCAATGGCTGTGTCGTAGTCGATCGACACCGCGACTGCGACGTCGACGATGCTGCCCTCGGGGTGCAGGTCGAAGTATTCGCGGTACAGATCGTCCACGAAATCCTGTGGATGCTTGGTGCCGAACGAGTAGGTTCGACCGGACAGGCTGCTCATTGCAGATCCTCCTTGCTAGAACTGGATGGTCAGACCATCGACGACGATGGAACCGTCATCGTTGACGGCGGTGGTGCTGCTCGCGGCTGCGAGCGCGACCGGGGCGTCATCTTTGTGTCGACAGTCCGGGCACTCGGTTGTGGCGTTGCGATTCTTGCCGCACGTTGCACAGTGCAGCGTGTCGCCGCAGGCGATAGCGCAGTCGGCCGAGCAATACGCCGCGGCCTCCGTGCAGTTCGCGCATTCGTTTGATCCGCCATCTGCGATAGCGCAGCCAGCCGAACAGTAGGACGCGGTGTCACCACAGTTTGAGCAACTGCCCTCGCACTCGTGGCCACCGTCGAAGCCAGCCATGAGCGCACATTGCGCGTCACAGAAGGCGTTGTCTGAGTCGATCTCGCCGCCGCACTCACGACAGTTGATGGTTATGCCTTCACTCGCGGTGGTCGCGGGCTTGTTGACGGCGTCGAGCAGACAGCGCGCACAGCGAAATGTGTCGGCGACGTCGGTGCTGATCCGAATGACGGGGTTATCGTCTGTGGCGAGTTTGTTGCCCGCGTGACCACCGCCCTCGCAGTAGTAACTGCTCGTGTGGACGGTGACGTTCATGGGGATTTGCCAGTTTGGGCCGAGCCTATGCGCCAGCCCACGCGATGACTCCAGTACGGAAACTCATGTCGTACCTCCGGGTGTGGGTGTGCGAACCCGCACAGGACGCATTCACGTCCCGTGCGGGCCCACCACCACCTGCGCATCACCCGCACGATGCGGGTGATCGTTGCGCTAGTTCGCCGCGTCTGCGGCTTTGACCTTGGGCTTGCCGGTCTTGCCACTCTTGGCCTGCGAGTTGGGGCGAGCCCCTTCCGAGGCCACGAACATGCCACCACCGAAGCTCGCATCACCGTGTGCGGGGATGATCGGGAAGGGCACCAGCGCCCTCGCCTCGATGGTCGCCTCACGCAGGATCTCGGCTGCCTTCACGACCTCGGACCGCTGGTCCGGCTCGTCAGGCGTCAGGAGCTTGACGTGGTCCGCCATCTCCTTGATCGCCATCGACAGCGCCGCGTCGGTGACGACCAGCTTCTCGCCATGCGGCGTGAGCCGCAGGGCGCGCAGCTTCGATCGTTCGACCGCCTCGCGAATGACCGCCGGGATGTTGCCAGCCAGCAGCGTCTCGCTCACAGTCAGCGGATCGTTCGTGTCGATGAGGCCACGACCGTACTGGCGCGCCAGGCGCACAGCGGCCGGACCATCAGGCGGATTGACCGGAATGACCGCATCGAGACGGCCTGGCCGCAGCATCGCTGCGGTGATGCCATCCAGATCGTTGGTCGTGAGCACGACCATCATGGCCGAGCCCTTGGACTCGACGCCATCGACGACGTTGAGCACCATGTCGATGCCCTCGTGTCGCTCGTCGCCAGCCATGATCCGGTCGATGTCCTCGCAGAACAGGACGATACCGGCCTTCTGGTCGCCGTACGCAACCACGAGCTGCGCCACTTCGGCGAACTCACCGATGCGCTCGACTTCGACGTAGGTCCAGCCGTTGTCAACCGCCTTCTCGGCGGTGACACGCGCGATCATCGTCTTGCCGGTGCCGAACGGGCCAGCCAGCAGGATGCCGCGCTTGAGTGGGATGCCAATCTCGGTGACCTCGCTCGTGCGCTCGATCAGCGTGAAGATGTTCGTCCGCACCGATTCCTCGGTGTCCTCGGGCAAGATCAACTCGCTCTCGATGCGCCTGCTGAGGTCGAGGAACTTGGGCTCGGGCATCTCGATGCGCCGACCCCGATCGTCGTAGAGCCGGACGCGGAACGCCTTGCCCTTGTAGATCGAGCTGTGCCGGACACGATCCTGCACCGCCTCGACGATCTCGTTGACGACCTTCTCGTGCATCCGCTTGACCTGCCCAGAGATCACGAAGCTGCTGACACCGAGGTCATCCTGCTCGATGCTCGACTCCAGGTAGCCGTCCACGTTCGGCAGGCTGAACCTGCCCCACGGGACCTGCACGGTCTTGTTCGGACCGACGGGCACCGCGAGCATGGCCGGTGGCGTGGAGCCGAAGAAGCCCGGCGTGGGCACGCCATTGGCCCAGCCGAAGCGATCGGTCAGGATCTCGTAGAGTGCGAAGGCACCCTCGAACGGGAACGGAGCCTTGATCGGCGCGTGGATCGCGACGACCTCGGACTCGTACTGCATTCGAGCGTGGATCGCGGCGTCAGCGCGCTCCAGCGTGAGCGACTCGGGGATAATGATTGCGTCGCCGTGACGCTTCACCTCCACGACATCGACCAGCTTCTTCGCGGCTGCGCCAGCCTTGTCGAGATTCATACGGGCAGAGCCTCCTTGATGGCCTTACGCTTCTTGCGCTTGGTGGTAGTGGGACGAGGCGCTTCGGAGAAGAGCCCCTTGGCCTGAAGAACCGCGAGCGCGGCCAGGCGCCGCTGCTCATCGACGCTGAATGGCAGCGCCGTGCGGGCGACGAGCGCTTCGACGTCCCGCAGGGCGCCAATGAACTCATCTGGATGATTGCGCTGCACGGCTTTCACGTTGCCGTGGCTGAGAAGCAGCAGGAAGCCGCTCACAGCGACCGTGCCAGTTCCGGCCGAGCCGAAGCCGTGCCGGTCCTCGTGCTGTACGGGTTGACGTGATGCACGTGATCACTCACGTACAGCCGCAACTGGGCGGCTTCGAGCTGCGTGAGGTAGTCATCTGCTTCCTCAGGCAGCGGCATCTGGTACAGCCGATCGTGGATGCGGCTGTCTCGTGCGAGTTCAGCGCGAACTCGTGACTGGAAGGCGGCCCGGACCCTCGCCTTGTGCCACTCGCGTTGGGCGAGCAGCACAAGGTCGAGGGCCACGAGCAGGGTTGCACTCACCAGGAGTGCGAAGACGAAGAGCATGACCTAGTTCCAGCGGAACTTGGTGTCGGGTGGTGTGTAGTTGATGCTGACGCCATTCGTGGCGTCGATCAACGCCTGCACCTTCTCGGTGCGGCCGGTGGCATTTGCCAAGGCCGACTCGCGGCTGTGTGCCGCGGCCTTGGCGCTGTCAATGTGGACGAGGATTTTGCGCGCTGCGGCAGGATCGGCGAGGGCGAGTTCGAGGCCGAACTCCATGCCGCCGACCACGGCTGCGCCCGGAGGCGCGCCGGTCACTTGGGTCGTGAGTACCATCGAATCACCCAGTTGCCCGAACCGTTCGAGCGCGTCGTAGAGCGGGTCGTTGTCCTGCATTGGCAGGACGATCTCGCTCGCCGCGTTGTACCGCTCAGGCATGGTCTAGTAGTCGTACTCGTAGTCGTCTGGAACGGCGTACAGTTCGTCTCCCTCGTCGTCGAGGTAGTCGTAGCCGTAGTGGCTGTAGTCCACCGGCGATGCGGCAGACACGCTGAAGTTGCGACCGAAGCCGCCGTAGTAGTTCACGCCGAGAACTCGGCGTTCGATCGCCCAGCCCGTGTTGAAGAGCGCGTTGGTGATCCGATCAACGAGCCGCAACAGGCGGCCTTCCTTCACGCCCCAGCGTTCGTTGTACGGGATGTCTCGCGTCTGGCGGTGCCAGAGGCTGCTGGCGAGCGTCTCGAACTCGACGCCCAGGGCAATGATCGCGTCCGAGATCGTGAGCGCGAGGTCGGCCCTGCGCTGCACACCACGAACGAGCGCGAGTGCAAACACGATCAGGGCAACAAGCCCGATCGCATCGTTGATCACCATCTGGTGACCTCCTTGCTACAAGAGCGCCGACTTGACGCTCACTTGTGAGTACGACCCTCGATCCAGCAGTTCCATCCCTGCCGGGAGCATTCGGGCATTCGTCGTACCCACAAGTGAGAGTCACGTGACCCTCACAACTACGCCGTAGACCCTGCTTGCCCAGCCATTCACATGGCCGCGCAGGTTCGTGATCTGGTACTTGTCGTCGCTGCCGCCTTGACTGCGAACGATCATGTTCACGCGATGAACGAGCAGGCGCCCGCGCACGCGCGCGAGAACCACATCACCGACATCAGGGCGGCGCGAGGGGTCGATCGTGACCGTCGCGCCGTCTTTGATGCGCGGTGTCATGGAGTGGCCGCGCACCTTCACGGATACGAGCGCGCCATCGCCAGAGGCGAGGCGCTCTGCCGCCTGCTCTAGGTTCATATCCCGTGGATGTAGGTGACGAAGGGCTTCACGGGCAGCCCATCATCGAAGTCTGAGACGCGCTTGATCGTCGTGTCGTTGAGTTCGTACCAGACGCGCTTGATCGCCGCACCACCCATCGGCTCGTCAATCGCGACGAACCGCGTGGTGACCATCGCCACAAGGCCAGTGGCGCGCTTCACAGCGAGCGCCATCATGCATTTGTACGAGGCGTGCCTGACGCCTGCATCAATGTCAGCCTGTGTGACTTCGATGCGAAGATGCTTGGTCAGGCTCACTTGGGCACGATCCCGAAGTCAGCCGTGAACCAGCCGAGCGCCAGTCCGAAGACGAGCGCCACGACGAGCCAGCAGAACACTGACCCGCCGCGCAAACCACGCATGAACACTTTGCCTGCGATGCGTGGCCCGTTGCCCCACAGGACCGCCCACAAGTAGCGGGCGTCGTACAGGATGTTCATACGAGTGGTTTGCCGCTTTGGCCCGAGGCCACTGGGCCCCACGCTTCACGACTCGCGACCATGAACAGGACGAGTGCGATGACGAGGAACGGGAGCGGGTCACGCCCGACCCCCGCGGCCACGAGCGCGAGCAACGCGACGAGCGCGAGCAGCGGGCTCATGCCTGCTTCATGGCGCGGCGGATCTCACGATCGCGGCGCGTCTGCTTGTCGATCTTGCGCTGATTGCGGATGCTCGATGCACCCGCATACGAGACGATCGGTCGCCCACTCGGGATGCGACCCGGAGGCGTTGCGCGATCGAACCATGCGCCCAGGCGCTTGAGCGCCGCCGTCAGCATCGTGCCTGCCCACTCAGGCACCGACACGATGATCGCGCCCGGCTCACCGAGCGCAAGACGAATGGCGGGCTGCACCTTGCGGTTGCCGAGTTGCGGAGCGTCGAACGCCGCCATTACGTCTCGACTGTCCGCATCCGTGATCAAGCTGTACATGACAGCCTCCTTGTGTTGAGTGCTCTCTTGCGGCACTCACGTGGTGAGCACGAAGCGCGCTTGTTCCCGCGCTACCTGTAGGCCGAAGCCACCTCGTGCCCACCCGTGAGGGCCGCAACCCTCACTCACTTGCTTCGCGTTGCTCCTGCCAGAGCCGATCCCACAGATCAGCCTCGGCCTTCGAGTACGGCGGGCGCCGCTCGCCATCGACTGGGTTGCGCCCGACGTATAGGCCGGGATCACGGCTTGTGATGGACGCCCAGGTGTGCCACGCCGTCGGGCGAAAGCCATCGTTGAGGAACGAGAACGTGATCGCTCCCCAGCGTGGCTTGAGCGTCTGGTACACGCCCTCGTCGAGCAGCGCGAACCAGAACGTGTGAATGAGACGACCAACGAGCGGGATGCGCCGCATCCAGCCCACGAAGAATTCGATGATTGCGACCTTGCGCTTGTACCGCTCGTAGTCCCGCTTCACAGCAGGATCATCGAGCAGCCTATCGACGCCCATGTGCGTCTCCCGTGTATGAGCGTGTGCTTGCCGATTGTCGGCGAGCCTATGCGCCGCTCACGTGAAGACTGGGAGCAGACAATGAGTCACGACAGGCCTCGATGTACCTGCGTTCAGGCACGAGGTCCGATCAACTCATCCGCTCCCAGCCTCACGTGAGAGCCGCACTCTCACGTAGCATGGGTTCGGTCGTGCGACCCGGCCCCGCTCATGCGGGCCTTTGGTACGAACCCGATGTGCTAGCCGCTCACGCCCAGCGCTGTCTCCAGCGTGGCGATGGCGAGCCTGTCCCCGATGCTGCGCGCCCGCCGCAACCGTGCGATCAGACGCTCGATGTACCAGAGCGGCATCAGTCCGCCTCCTTCTTGAGCGTGTTGTACCGAGCGAGGATGGCGCCACCCTGCGCGGTGACGGCGAAGGGCATGCCCCAGATGCTGTCCTCCGGGTACAGCCACACGATGCCGTAGGGCTGCATCTTGGTGACGAGCACCACGTCATCGACCCACGCCTGGGGCAGCGCGGTGTCGTAGGTGATGTTGAGATCGTCGAGCACACGGCGAGTGACGTCCGCCTGTGCGATTGCGATGTCGGTGAGCGCGCGCGTCATCCGCGCACCCGCCGCAGCCACCCTGTCCTCAGTCGTGAGGTCACGAGCGGTGAGGGTCATTGTGCTGTACCTCCGTGAGCTAGCGCGTGAAAGCGCTAGGTAGAGAGTGCGAAGCGTGGCAACGTGGCACGAAGTTCTTCCTCCGTCGCCACGATGTCACGAGTGATGTGAACGTCGCACCCGCCGCAGCCAGGCAGGTGTACGCAACGAGAGCGCACATGGTCAGTAGCCATGTGTGTAACAACACGTCCAGACGGGACGCCCGTACGAGTGACTCGCGACGAGTCATCGTCCTGATCGCCGCGCCCAGCGAGTGAGCACGGCACGCACGAGCACTCCATGTGCCCTCCTTGTGAGCGTCGGCCGTAAACGGCAAAGCCGCCCTGCCCGAAGGCAAGGCGGCTCCGCATCGGCGCTAGCGCGTGATCTCGGTCACGGTGCCGGGGCAGTTCGCGCGGTGGTACGCGATGCCGTTCGCCGTGAACCAGCCGCGGCCCTTGTGGTCAGGATGCAGCGAGCACGCCCACCGGCTCGCCTTCGCGGTGCGCTCGGGGATCACGACGGGCGCGCTCACGCTCGGCTGCGCGGGCACGCTCGTGGGGACGCGCGCGCCTTCGAGCGCATCGAGGCGAGCATTGAGGCCAGCGAGGATCGCGGCCACCTGTGCGTTCGTGTACACGTGTACACCTCCGTGCGCCCGCCGGTGTCGGTGCGGGCCTGCCGGGCGGAGTGCTCCGCCGAGGACAACATACCCCGGGCCGATGGGACCCTTTGGGCGAATGCGGAGAACGTGGGGAGTGTCACCACCAAAATCTCCCGCACAGCCAAGCCTCGCTTCCTCCACTGGCACATCCTGTACATCTTGTACATGTACGTGTTGTACAATCTGTACATGAAGAACATCCCCAGCAGCGAGTTCCGTGTCAGCTATGCCGCCCTGACCGAACCAGTCGAGGTGACTGCCAACCGGCGGCTGCTCGGCACCTGGTACCCGGCGGGCATGGACACCAAGGTTCACTACGAGGACCTAGCCAAGAGGGATGCCCCGCCGGTCACCATTGATAGCTTTGCCGCCGAGGAGATTGCTCGGCTGAAGCGCGAGCTGGCCAGTCGGCCGCCGGTGACCACTGTCCGCCCGATCATGCCTGGCACGAGTTTCAACAGCCGACCATTCACCCCGGTACCGAAGACTGGCAAGAAGAAGTGAGCGATCCCGGGAGCGAGCGTCTGTTCGCGGCGCTCTACGAATACAACGACAACCAGGGTTGGCTCCTTGCCCGCGTCAACGACGTGAAAGCTATCGAGTCCGAGGCGAGGGCTGCTGCTCTCCGAGAAGTAGCGGAGCGGATTGACGGATGGCGCGCGATGACGAGCCGCGACGAACGCTACGACCTCGGCTGGAACGACGCGATTTCGTCTGTCCGCGCCATCCTCACCGAAGCCACCGGAGCGTCAGAGTGAGCGCGGAACTGCTCGACGAACTACGCGAGGCGACCGGCCATTGGAACGATGCGCTTGCAGCGCGAGACAGCACCGCAGTGTGGCGAGCCGGGAACGAGATGATGTTGGCCGCGTCCAGACTCCTTGCCGGGTGTGACGGGCTGCGGGACGAGCGTGACGCTGCCATCCGACGTGCTGAGGAACTGAGTGCGGCGCTGCGCGAAGTGGTCGATCACGACCCCGGTCTTGGCTGGGATGGATGGCGGGAGACGGGCGTGCTGCGCGACATCGCCCGCGCCGCCCTCCGTTCCCAAGAGAGCCAGAAGCCGCCAGAGACGGAGGACCGATGAGCCAGCGTGAAGGGCCGTGCGGCGATGTGCCCGGTCGTCGTCATCGGTGGTGGGATCGAGTCCGGGTCACGGATGGCGCTCGCGTGTGGTGGTGCCAACGATGCGGCAGGATCACCGAGAGGAACCCTCGATGACCTCCCGTGACACGGAGATCGAGCGGATCGCGGAGGCAGTCGAGAAGGCGATGCTCGGCGGCTACGTCGCAGAACTGCCGACCGCGATGATCGCAAGCCGGTTGTACGACGCCGGACTCCGCTCCCAGCCCGCAAGCGAACCCTCGCTGGACGTGGCGTGGAAGGCGGCTGAGGCGGCGCTGATTGCGGCGCAGGGTGACGACGACGGGTTCGGCATGGAGATCGCGTACTGGGACGAGTTCCCGGATGAACCGTGGTACGTGAGTGCGAACGGTCAGCACGTTGCCGCCGCGCGTCTCCCGGACGCCCTCGCGAAACTCGCCGATTTCCTCTCCCAGCCCGCCGACAACGAGGCTGCGACGTGACCAACCCGTACATTCGGTTCGAGCACATGGGCGACTCGGCGAGCGGCAAGACCTCCGAGTGGGACGTGCTGTCGATCCGGCGTGGGCTCGAACCGTTGGGCACGATCCGGTGGTTCGGTCGTTGGCGGCAGTACGCCTTCTTCCCTGCCGACGACACCCTGTTCAATCCCGAGTGCATGGAGGCAATCAGCGCTTTCATCCGCGACCGGATGAAAGAACGCCAACGCCAGGTCGGAGTGGGGAGAGGACCGGATGCCCCGATGAACTCCCGTGACACGGAGATCGAGCGGATCGGTGCGCTGCTCCACCGCCATTGCTTCGCGTCGCCCGGAATGGAGAACGGGCCGTGCGACCACAGCACGCGCCACAGCGCCGCCGCCCTCTACGACGCCGGACTCCGCTCCACACCCGACGAGGCCGCGTTCCTTCGTGGCTATGACACCGGATACAAGATCGCCGCCGACCGTGCCTCCCAGCCCGCAAGCGAACCCTCGCTGGACGTGGAGCGGCTGGCGCGGGCACTGGCAAAAGGCTGGACCCCAAGCGCCGAGGGTGAGTCATTCTCCGGGTGGTTGAAAACGCTCGCAGCAGCAGTCGCCGCCGAATATCACCGCCTCTCCCAGCCCGCCGACACATGAACCGCATCAACGTTACGCCGCAGATCGAGGCGGCGTACCGCTGGCGGCTGCGGCCGACCGAGCCACTCGTCATCGACACGACGCACGCAATTGGCGCCGCGCAGTGGACGATCCCGATGGAGGCCGCGAGTGGCGTCGCCTCGGTGGTCGTGCGCAGCCAGGGTGAGGTGCGCAGCGTGCCCTTCCACTATGTGGAGCGTCCAGGTCATCGCCACATCCAGATCGACGAGACGCTGATCCAGGGCGACATCATCGAGTTCCACTTCGTGGAGAACCTGACGTAACGCTTGACAAACGTCAGACAACAGAGGATGCTTGACAAAACTGGGCAACACACGGAGGTCAGCATGATTGAGACCATGCCTGCGATCGGGACCACGATGAGCGTCGTGCTCGTCGATCCCAACCAGGCGACGGAGTGGCTGGAGAACGCCGCCGTCAACAGAGCAACCCGTTCAGGCAAAATCGACCAGTACGCCCGCGACATGCTCGCCGGGCGCTGGTTCTCCTCGGTTCTGCGGTTCGATGAGAGCGGCAGGCTCGTTGACGGCCAGCACCGACTCTGGGCGGTCGTCATGTCTGGGTCATCCCAGGCGTTCTATGTCGAGCGGGGTCTGCCTTCGGCGGCCGTCTCGACGATCGACTCGGGCATTGGGCGCACGGTCGGGGATATTCTGGCCATTCGCGGCGAACCCAACGCCATCACCCTCGCCTCTACCATTCGCTATGCGCGCTGGTTCGAGACGTCGCCTGGTCGCTCGCCGTCAGGCCAATCGGCACACCCGTTCAGTCCCGACGAGATCTTCGAGTATCTCGATGCCAACCGTGAAATCTACACCAGCGTGACCATGGGCAAGCGCCTGATCAAGAGCATCCCCTTCCCCTCGGCCAGCATCGCCGCCGCCCTCCACTACCTGGAGTCGAAGCGCGATGCGGCCAAGGCGGATGCGTTCTGGGAGCAGATGACGACAGGGCTTGAGATGCGGGCCGGGACAGGGCCGTACCTGCTCCGACGCCAGATCCTCGTCGATGCCGCCAAGGGGCCCGGCAACCGCCTCGCCCAGAATCCGCTGGCCGCACTCTCGATCAAGGCCTGGAACCTGTGGGAGGCAGGCAAGGATGCCCGGCAGCTCCGCTGGGTCAAGGGTCCGCAGCAGCAGGAGGCCTTCCCCCGTCTGGGGGCAAGGCCTACCTTTGATGACTGACCGGGTGCCGCTGAAGCGCCGACTGTGGCGCACAGCGATGATCGTCTTCCACCGCTGGCCGATCCACCCTGGCTGGCGCCACCCACTGCGCTTCTATGACGGCCCGGGCAACTGCTTCCTCTGTCGGGCGACCTGGGATCAGATGAAGCGCCAGATCCCCGTCCTCAACAGCGAGTTCGTCGACGAGAGCCGGGTCGAGATCTCAAAGCCCGAGTACGACGCTGACGGCAAGCTCGTTCGTCACGGCATGAGTATGTCCGCCAGCATGAAGCGCAACCTCGATGAGATCGCGGCAGATCCCGAGCGACAGGATGTCATGGATGCGCTGCGTAAGGTCATGGAAGACATCGCCCGTGACCCGTAGGAGTCTCTACCTCGGCAAGGTGCGCGATGGTCAGATCGTCCCCTTCGCCGCCCGTCGCTGCGCGATCAATACCTGCCGCCAGCCATCCGCCGGGATGTTCGTTTGGCCAGATGACGACACTCCAGTCTCGCTGTGCGAGAAGCACGCTCTACTGAAGATGGCCCGGAAGCTGGAGCAAGAGGATGACCGATGACCCAACGGATCGCAGTTGCCGCCCCCGCGCGCCAGCCCGGCCCCGACGAACTCCTCGACGCCATGAGTTCACTGCCGTTACTGGAGTTGCTGAAGCTGTCGCGGCGGCTCGAAGGGCTCATCCTCAAGCGCCGCCTCCAGGAAGCGCAACGGCAGTCGCCATCCCAGCAGGACAAATCCGCCTGATTCTCCAGTTCAACGAGGAGGAATGGGTCGTCGGTCAGGGCCAGCTCCTCAACGTCAACGTCGAGCATGTGAGTGACGACATCGATGCCACCGTCTTCGGTGACACCAACCGCATCTTCATGCCCCGCCGGTCTTCAAAGATCAGGATCGATCTGGAGGTAACCCATGAAGCGAGTTGACGCCAATGAGCAAGCTCGGGGGGCCTACGAGTTCTGGGCCCGCGAGCGAGATGGTGGCGGCGCCTTGATCCCGACCTGGATGGTCACCAACCTGCTGAGCTGGACCTCGGCCGGTCCGTCGATGTACCAGCTGAACAACAGTGCCGACCTCATCACGACAGACCGAACCCGGGTCCGGTTCGACCACAGCAACCAACGAAGTGAGTGAGTACCGGGTCCAGGCCACGCAGATGGTGAACGTCTACCGGGAGTGGGCGAATGGCGACCGAGCCTGGCGAGCGGCCCAGAACGAGTTGCGGTTCACCATCGAGACCGCCAACCGCACGGCTGGCGCGATGCACAACCTCGCGCAGCAGCTGGAGCGCTTCGGGGTGAATGTCCAGCGAACCCGCTAGACATTGCTTGACAACCGTGCTACGTTGTCTGACAACACGACGCGACGGAACCATGGGCGGTTCGGTGATCGTGGTGAATGGAGGGTCTATGGCCAAGACGTACCGTCAGGGTGACGTGTTGCTGATCGAGCAGCCGCTCCCGCGGTCCTGGCTCCCGGCCCGTCTCTCGCGAGTTGCGCGAGATGCTGGTCGACTTGTCCTCGCCTACGGCGAGGTGACTGGTCACGCACACGTGATCGACGCCCCCGAGGCCGAGGCGGTGCAGCTGTCCGATCAGGACAACGGGCGCTTCCTCAAGCTGATGAGCGACGCACCTCTCGTCCATGAGGAGCACGACACCATCAAGGTCCCGAAGGGCACCTACCGAGTGGTCCAGCAGGAGCAGTTCGTTCCTGACCCGGCCACTCGCAACCCCGGCATGTCGCTCAGGTTGGGCGACTAGTCCCGATGAGCCGAAAGCTCCGAGTCCTGCGCCTGGCGATCGTCGTTGGTTACCTGGCCGTGGGGCTCGGAGTCGGACTCGCACTCGTCGGCCCGTACGCGCTCATCGGCTTGCCGATCGCGGTGATGCTTCTGGAGCCCGCCTTCGCCTGGGCCACTGGCTGGCGAGAGCAGGAACGCTTCCGGGCCAGTGTCCGCGCTGTGGGTCGCGACGCGCTGACCTCCGACCAGATGGACACCATGTTCCGGCAGCGCACGCCGCGCGTCGTCGATGACGACCCCAAGTGGGGCAAGCTCGTCGAGGGTCGTGATGACGTCTGGGGCCAGTCGTTGACCGCGGTGCAGGTCACCAACGCCACGCCTGAGCCAGACGGCTCGTACAAGAAGGTCTGGCTGCGCGTGCCTGCACGCGGGGATCGACAGGGCACCAGAACCTGCACGAAGTGCGGCAAGGACATCGCCTGGGCGCCGCGCACCGCCAAGGAAGCCATCGCCTGGACGTTCCGGATGTGCGTCACCGACTACAAGCCAGCCAAGGCGTCCTGATTGCCAGCCACCTGGTTCGTTCGAGGCCTTCTGGTCGGACTGCTTTTGGCCGCGACACTCCAGCTCCTGGTCATCATCTGGCTGCGGAATGCTTGACAAACGACCACTTGTCAGACAAACTTGTCAGACAGGAGGTCCTGTCATACATGAAGCGTGTTTCTACTCGTGAGTTTCTCCGCAACATCAACTCCATGACTGAGCCAGTCGAGGTCTACAGCCGCTCACAATTGAAGGGCACTTGGTTGCCCAACACGACCTGGTCGACGGACATGTCGAACATCAGCCATCTCATCACCCCCACGCTCGGCGTTCCTAACTCCGACCCGGCGGTCGTCGGTGCGGATGCGGAACAAGAAATCAAGAGGCAGATCAAGCAGTGAAGGGCGACTACGTTCAGGTCACATACCGCACACCTGCGGGCGCGACGGTCGAGAAGATCCAGGCCACGAAAGATGGATCGAGAATCGACGTGGTAATGCCTGGCAGGAACGAGTCGTTCATTGCGGTTGTCGTGCTCAACAAGGCCGGTGACCCAACCTCGACCAGCCGCTTCGCTGCCACAGAGGTTCTCGCGATCAAGGATGGTCACGAGATGCTCGCGCGCACCAAGGCGAAGCGTGCTTGATCTGTCCAGGCTGGATCTGCGGAGCCTGGTTCACACCCTCGTTGATCCAGACCTGACCGAGGAGCAGCGCTGGCTGGTGCGCCTGGCCATTCTGGAGGTCGCCGAGGTCAGACCGACCCTGCATGCTCTCGCCTTCATCGGCAACACCACCCCAGACAAGGCGCGCGGCGCCGTCGGCGTGCTGCAAGCCGATGGCCTCGCCGAATGGGAG